GCTGAAGCATACAACAGATCACCAGTCGTAGCTGAATTAGGCAGTACAGTAGTGGACCACAATGGTGCAACGCCAACACCACCTGATCTTAGATAGCTCCCCACGGTAACATCAGCCAAATTTGAGTAAACATTGCTGGCTGAAGCATACAACAGATCACCAGTCGTAGCTGAATTAGGCAGTACAGTAGTGGACCACAATGGTGCAACGCCAACACCACCTGATCTTAGATAAGAGCCTACCGCCACATCCGCAAGCTTCGATAGTGTAGTGGCACCAGAAGCATAAATCAAATCACCTATAGCATACGACGTAATTTCCGTTCCCCCGTTCGCGACGTTTACGGGATTAGTTAGGACTAGACCGCTCCCGTAGATTGTTCCCCACCTAGCACCCGTAAGGCCCAAGTCTACTGCGACAGACGAAGCCCGAGGGGCAACGTCGAACGTATGCACTCCGGTCCAAGTAGGAATAATTGCCTGACTTAACGCTGGAGATGAATCCGATCGGACAGAAGTAGTAGCAACACCAGCAACGGCTGCCAACCCTATGACACCCGTCGGTGTCGCAAAAACCACACCAGGGGAAGAGGTGTTAACCCAAGCTGCTCCATCATACCCAAGCACTTGACCGGCTACCGGAGCCGTTAACGTAACATCCGACAAATCGCCAAGGCTGATGGTTTCGGTTGCGAATGAAATCGTTAGAGTACCGCCTGGGCCACCGTCCGTAAACGTTATACCAGTGCCGTTAACTAGACGGCGCGAAGCAGACAACAGGGGGGCTGCTGTCAACGTTAAGTAACTTTCAGTGTTAGCTGGGAAAAACGACGACGGGACATGGACACTAACCCCAGCTTGAACACACTCAAACAACTCGTTGCCTGTAAGAGCTACGCCTAGAGGTAATGCTGGTATCTTTACATCAGTCATTCTGGTATGCCTGTAATACGAACATCACCGACCTCGGTGATACGAATACGCTCATCTTCAGTTATACGAACATCCGGCGCGGGCGGCGCGGGCGGCCCATCGATTGGAACATCCGGGCGCGTAAACGGCAGCGCAATATTCTCGGGGATGCGGGCAGGTAAACGCCAAGGATCTAATTGGTCGGAGTCACGCTTGCACACTCGCAGCCCAGGGAAATTTTTATCGGGCATCAAGTCTATGATGGGGAATTTTAGATGGCAACGATCACACACCCCAATCCCAAGCAGCGACTTACCTTCAGTGTTTAGAAAGCGTGGCACCTAACACCTCGTGTATATGCTGATGTCGGGTTGAATCTGCAAGGGATCAGCCGTGTGTTCTGCCGCCCACGCCTGCGCCCACGCCTTATCTTTCATCTTTTGAATAGCGGGCAACACCTTATCGGTCTCCACCTCCTTGGTTTCTATGGCCAGAATTTCAGCCAGTGCCCAAATAACGGCGTCGTACCAGCGCTGCGGCACTTCAATAGTCTGTTGCAACGTGCCCACATCCTCCACATAGCGCTGTCGCTGAATTACTAACACCCGGAACTGCGAGGCAGTGTCCGGCGCTGGCCACATCCGGACCAATGGCACATCATCCTGCTTATCTAGCCAGTATTGCAGGGGTAGGCCCCGGAACGTCTTGTTGGGTAATAGGAAGTAATTGTCGCGATTCAACACTCCCATCAAAATATCATTCGGAGTGTTACCATAGTACAACTCACGTAATATTAGGGTAGTGGCCGCACCACCCGTTATACGCCAATACCTATGTGTGCTTGAGATAGTGTTGAAGTCGAGCCACACCCACGTGCGATCGGTGACGCTTAAAGCAGTATCGCTATAGTATTGAGTATAGGACACATTATCATCAGAAAACTCCAACGATATGGACCACGTAGCCGTAGCACCCGGCAACAGCCCAACCGTAGTCACATATGCCGTGCCGGTAGCACCAGTATCCAAAGTAATGGAACCGGCCGGGGCCGACTCAGTACAAACAGTTTCTACATCGCCATCAAAGGCGTTATCAGCGGTGCCGGTAGTGGACGAATAGGTCCCCGTAACCCGCGCCATATTCCTGACATTAATATTAAGGATGTCAACCGTGCCCTGGGGGGTGGACACCACCGGCTGACCGAGCGTTATACCGAGCAAATCGGTTTCGATAGTCCATAGGGGTATACCCTGGACGGATAGGTCATTCAATAACAGATAGAGGGACGACAACCCGTTGCTGAGCATCTCCGCCGTGATGCCCTGATTAGGGATTTTACACCGACGGAAGGCGTGGTCCAGCAACTTTCTGGTTGTGAATGATGTTGCCGAAACTGTTCCGGAAGTAGCCAAGACGGTCGCCCCTTACAGCAGCCTGAACCAGTCAGCGCGCTTGTTCAGCCCACTCGTAGGAGATGCCCGAAGTATACCACCCCAGGCGGCCCGCCGCAATCACTTCGAACTGTGGCCCATCCGTTTATCCAATTCCTTCTTGATCAACTTTTTATCTTCCGCTACATCGGGGTGCTTTACCTTCCCACCCTTCTTGTAGTCGGACCAATTCATGTTCTCGGCGAACTTAGATGGGTTGTCATGATGACCGACCAAACCCCCGTCCGCATACATAGCCTTGCCGCCCTTACACATAGGCTTAGCCCTAGTATGCGATTTAACCGACACATTATTAGACGGGAACGAATGGCCTATCTTTGTCTTAGTAGTGTTTTTGAAACCTTTCATGATTGCACCTCAATTCTTAACTAGTTCAATATCGAAAGACGCGTCGATATCAGCATTGGCGTTTAGTACCGAAAGGGCGCGCATAACAACGTCGTCCATCTCCGAAAAATAAAACCCGCTATATGGCCTAGAGTCATAACCCGATGTAGTTGATATATGGAATGATCTAAGAAGAATTTGAACCCTGGCCGGGGTAATAACCTTAATAGCTATTGCGGCGGAATTAGCGGTGTTATCGTACATTGAGGCGGAATAACGACGAATAAACCCAGTATAGCCTAAAGGGATGGTCATAACAGCCATCTCAGCCTGCCCCACCCCAGCCCGAGCCACTGCAAATATCTCAGCTGGCGCAGCGGTGTGATATACTGTTATGTTCCCGGCATTTGTCAGGCCCGATCCGGCAGAGACACAATACCCCCCGTATAGCCTCTTACCAGTAACCACCGAAGTAACCGGAGTGAGGCCATTTAAGGTAACATCAAAGAAAAGAGGTATACCGTTAGCATCAAAACCCTGAAAATTTTCATCTAAATAAAACCACCGCCACGTGCGAGCACCAGTACCAGCTGCAGCATCTGCGGCAGAACTACTAACAGTTGTGAAAGTGTCCGCTGCTCCCGTCGGGAACCCAGTGTAATCGCCGCCACCGGGCCAAATATCTTCAGCGGCGTCCACATCGTTATTGCGGCCAAATAGATGAAAAATATGACGCCCAGCAAACGAATTCTCAACAAGCATCGTCTCATGGTCAATAGACCTAACAAGCTCAGAAGATTGATCCTGAGCTATGACCGAGTTAAATGGAGTGGGGTCCGGCTCCCCCACAATCCCGGTCATGTCAACCCTGCCTGACGGATTGAACCGGTCACTGTTCCAACCACCGCCTGAGTTACTACCCGCAGGGCACTAACGGGGGACACTAAAGTAGCTACAGTGGGGGCTGCCAGATTCGACATGCCGGACACCGCTGCCCACGTCAAATTTTGATTGGGGTCAAATACATTGTCGTTGGTGAATTCAACGTCTATGTTATCTCCCACAGCAGCCTCGACACTTATAGTAACCTGGAAGGGTGAAATATATGAGTCAAGAGGAATTGGGGCTGTTTCACCCAAACCTATTGTGCCGATTATAAAAGCGCCAACGGTAGCCCCATCAACAGCCACCCGAGTGACTACTTGATACAACTCAGTTGAGTCGGCAGTGGTGGCGTTTGGGCCTACTATGACCTCCTCTATAGTGTTGCCTTGGGCATCGAAGCCATAAATAGTGAAATTAATACCACTAAGATTAGCCGCAGTGCCTATCCGCAAGAAATACTGCTCATACCCACTGGGAATGAGGTTGGTGTTGGCAGTAATATATGCCACACCCCCCCGACTCAGCGTGCCATTAATGACGGCATCCCCCGCCGCTCCCACTGTCTGTGACAAACAGACACCATCTACATCAATGATGCCCAACCTGAGATTGACAGGACGCATAACGCACCTCCTAAAGTGCTGATAGGTGGGTTAGCGCTCTTTGGCCGCAAAAAACAGATCAACCGTACCAATCTTAGCGACAGCCTCGCCATTGCCAACGAAAATAGTTGGAGTAAGGACGATGTCAGGCAAGAAAGACGCGGATGCATCCAAATATCCGACCACCGTAGTGTTGTAGCCATAGTACAGTCGATCGACTCCATCATAGAAATAACACAAATCAATGAAAGTGTCATCAACCAACGTGGTCGCTACAGCAGTTGTAGACCCCGTAGTAGCGTTTTTACGACAAACCACTGAGATGTCGGTAGAGCCGTCAGCCTTGATAAAGTACATGCCGTCAGTGGCGTCCTCCGGAGTCGTATCGGTAATAGCCAGACCGATCAAAAACCTGGATTGGGTGGCTAGATTAAGCTTTAAACGGAATTTGCCAAACGCCTTTTTACCCGCAGCCATCAAGAAAGATGAACCGACCTTTTGCATGGCAATAGAATCGGCGGCACCGGCATCAACCGTCAGCAGCAGCAGACCACCGTCACCGTCGGCCAAAGCTTCGGTGCCCGCAGCCCCGACTTCCGTGATCGTCCAATCACCAGCCGTAAAGTAGTCAAAATCTTCCAAAAAAACGTGAAACTTGGTTGGGTCGAGCATCGTCATCGAGTTGAAGATGCTCGCCACTTCGTTGTTAGTGACGCCACTCCCAAACCGAGTTACTTGATTATCGATAAACATTGCGGTCTCCTAGTTAATAACCATTATCATCTGGAACGCGGCCCGCCCCCTTTACATCGGGGGCGGGCGCTAGGTCATCTAACACTCAAATTACAGGCCAGCGGTGCCGTACATCGCGCGCCAGTCGGTCCAACCTTCGTTGTAACGTTCTGTCGACTTGTACTGCATACTGTCGGTCTGGAAATCGCCTTCCATGGCCTTTTCCAAGCCACGACGCTTCATCAACTTCAAGCCTTCTGGGGCGTTGGTTTCAATCCACCATGCGGTGGTGGAGGTGATACGAGACAAGTTGGCCTGACCGCCCTTCAGCAAGCCCATCGAGTTAACGGGATTGATGTCGTTATTAGCAGTTCCGGTACGCAGCACGCTCTTCAGCAACACTTCAGCCTGGAACACTTGGGACGGACCACCCACGATCTTCTCTGGATTCAGACGAATACGCTTGCCATTATTATCAACAGCATTACGAATCTGAATAAGCAACTGTTCAAGAGACGTTTGCGACAATGCAGCCGCTGTCGTCAATTGATTGGATGCCACGCCGTTAACGATTGGGTGGGACAAATTGATCAGGGACACGCCGTCGCCGCCCACATACGAACCATTGAAAGAACGATTCATCACGTTGGCGCACAACGTTTCCTTAGTCTCGATCATCGATTGTGCAAGATGGCGCGAGTAGATTTGGCCGATCTTAATGTGATCACCGTCCTCCACCAACACCCGGGTCAGCGCGAAGCCGAGCCCATACACCTTATACACGTAACGTTTAATGAATAGTACGCCGCCACCCTGATAGGTGATAGGTGAACCATCGGGGACCTCAGGGGCCGCCCCAAACCCATAAAGAACGGGCTCCTCGTGATACGAACGAGGAATGCCCGTCTGCTCCTTGAAAATCATCTTCCACTCATCGTCCCTTTGATCGTAGATACCGTTGAACTCTTCGTTCAAAATCGGCTCTACGATAGAGCGGAAGTCTGTACTGCGCATTGGTAAGGCCATGATCGTTACTCCAGTATGTTGTGTTTAGATTTTGACCATTAGAAGCCCGCGATATCCGCGACCATCTGATGTTCAGAAATCCGTACGAAGACATTGACATAGGTATCACCCCATGCGTTATCCATATCCGGAGCCAGACCCAGTACTTGCAGGCCGTTATTAGCAGCAACTGACGCCACGTCCAGGGCAACATTGGATAGCCCCGTAGTGGTGTTACCACTGCTAGTGTTATTGGTGGTCCAGTCATACTGCGAACCGGTATCGGCCTGAACCAGAGACGCGTTGCTCTGAATTTCATAGACGATAGCTGGATCGGTCGTATAGTACGCAACAATAGCAGTTGCCACGGTTCCCGTGGTCCATTTATTGCTGACACGACGACGGCCATCAGAATCGGTCCACTCTACGCCCAGGAACACGCCGATAGCACGGGCAGCCGCAGCCGCCATAGCAATCGACCCGTCAGCGATGATCTGAACCGGTGAATGTTGAAAGATATTGACAGCATAACCGGTAGTTATGGTGCCAGCTGTGTTGCGAACATAGCCCGATGGGTGGAAGGCCGGTCGCAACCCGAAAGGAGCAGCTGTACTCGACATGATTAATTGACTCCGAAAGGGTTAAAACCCCACGCAGCTACTCCGGGTCGTCCTCAACCGGCACCAAGTCACCATCCTCGAATAGGCCCTCAGTTTGAGGGATAATCGCGTTTGGCTGAACTTGATCCGATCGAACGAAATCAGGTGTGCGTGGCATTCTTTTGCCAAGACTAGCTGTGCCCGATTCTGCTTTGATTTCAACAGCCCGAATACCCTTTGCAGCGGCCTCATTTCTCATAGTGTCGATCACACTGGATAACTTGCTTTCCTCTGCAGCAGGTTGCCGGTGATGCGCTTCGAGCATGTATTCCTGGTAAAGGCGGTTCGGAAGTTTAAAAGCGACCATCTCGTTAACGCCTATACAACCAGCGTATTCGCCGGTTTTCAACGTAGCGTAATCCCAACCCGGAACATCGTCCATCGTGACGGGCGTATAGCCCAGCCGCGCACGGAACTGCATTGAGTCACGGGGGTTGGTGGTGGTCAGCCAACAAATGTGAAATCCTTGAATCTTAGGCAAGTCAGGTAGTGCTGACTGGAAAAACGACTGCCTAAATGCATCAAGACGGTCACGATCAGAAATCTCCCTGTTCTCGGTAACTGGGCGATCTTGACTCCCGCGTGAACTGCGGGCTTGATCATCGGCCTTGGTTGAACGACTGTCATTTAATTTGGACATAACTCACTCCTTCAGCGAGCTGCAGCTTGTTTGCTGGGCGGGTTCTGTTTATCCCACTCATGGAAAGATTGAAGCATGCGCTTCTTTTTAACTAGGTCATCCCAAGCCCCGGCTTCAACCATGGCCTTCTTGCGCTCTGGCGTGATCAAGACCTCATTCGGCCTCAAACGCCTGCTGCCACCCCCGCCACTTCCGCCGGACATACTAGGACCTCCACCATTAATGCGCGAACCGTTACCGCTTCGCTCGTTACTTAACTCGTCATGATCAACGTCATCGTCATCGTCATCCAAATCATCGTCACGATTCGGAATTGACTTGCTTACACGTTTGTCCAATTCGTTCCAAAATTTTCTCGACTTAGGGTTGAAACCCTCAGCAAGCAGCGCGGCGTCGATGTCCCGCACCTTCTTCTGTGCTGCTGGGTTGTCCAATACCCACTTATTGTCGCTAAGCCAATCCTGGGCCAAATGTTGGACAGCAGGATCGATTTTGGGGGCTTGCCTCTGCTGGCCGCCCTCGGCAGCCTCGGGCGGCCGCTGCTGGGCTAATCGCTGCTTATAGTTGTTTAACCCAGCTATTTCATTCTGTAGCCCCGCCTTAATGCGCTCGGCCTCCAGCGAATCGGCATGATTACCGAGAGTGCGCGCCTGCACAATAATCTCATCAGCCTCGCGAATTTGCCCCTCTAAATGTGTTATCCTATTGTTTAATAGGATTCCTTCCTGCTGGACGGTGCGGCCCTCAATGCTTTGAAGACGCTCGGCAAATATTTGATTATCGCGGCGCAGCCTTACTAGCTCAGCTTGATTGGCCTCAGTATGACGGCGACGGGCTTCGCGACGACGCTTCTTTTCAGCCCGTCGTCTGGCGCGCTTCTGTTCGTCAGTTTCACCGCCCTCGTCTGGGTCATGCCCCGCGCGACGCTCGTCTAACTCGTCATCACGCCCCTGTTCGCCGCCTGCGTGTTCGTCATCGTGTTCGTCATCAACTAGCTCCTTTTCCCTACTGTCGGCGGGAACAACGGGGGGCTCAGCGCCTATCTCATTAGGCACTTCAACGAGGACTAACTCCTCGCCTTGATTTTTGTCATCTGCCATAAATTACTGACTCCTACAGCCAATATCAAAGAATGAATGCACGGACTTTAAGCGGGTCAACCACATGGGCAAGGATGTCCAAATCATTCAAGATTAAGAACATTACCTTATTATACGACCCCACCTCAGCAGGACCATCGACACTAACCGTCCAACGTGAGCCACCATACTTGGGGACCCGCACAAAATCGCCGGGCTTACACCACGCGCCCTCAGGCCACTCCTTCATCGTGTCGCGATTTTTGAAAGCCAACGCACCAACGTCCAACACCAACGCCACCTCAGTGTTCCATAGGTCTGTTTCGATGGTTTCATTGGTTAAATGGATGCCGCCACGTGACACCACCTCAGGTTTTTTCAATTGTAACAGGACCCGCGACCCGAATGGCTTGCCGTGACCATGATCAACGTTCTTCGGGAAATACCAATCCATTTCGGACTGTTTACCCGATGAGGGGCCTGCCGAAATTGTTCGAATGGTGCTTGTCTTCGTCATCTGTTGATTCTTCGAGTAAATTGTTAATTAGCTCAAGTACCGCGCCGATTGCTTCGTCAAAGCCACAAACTCTACCGAATTCAAATTCGGTCTTATCACGCGGCGTAGCAATAGAACTACGCACATGGCTACTACGAAGTCTATCAACACTGGCGATGAGGCTTTCTATGTCTGACATTAGATCACCTTGAGGGGGCGTGACGCAAGTACCTACTATCTGTTTACCTTCTTGGTGGTATCAACCGCGTCTTGTTTGAGAGGACCCCCCTTGGACCTGGACGCACCGCCACCAGAAATTAGAGACTTCGAACCATCCGCCCGTTGAACCGCCCCCTTGCCCGTCGCCAAATTTTTGTGCAAGGGTGTTGCCTTGACCGTAGTCATATTGATTACCTCTAGGTTGAAGATGGGCGAGGATTGATTCCCGACCCGGTTGAAACGTTCGCACTGTCATCATGAGCAAGCTCCGCCTGGGCAATAGTGAGGGCCGTCATATTATCATCAGAGTTGATATCCATCTTTACTTGATTGGAGTCTTCCGCACGTTGGTCCTCATGCCCCTGCCGCATCCCCTCCTGCTGCATAGCGCGTTGAGTCCGCATTTGCTCCAGTTGGGTGGCCTGCTGGCCCTCCTGCTGCTGTTGCGTAAGTTGTTGTTTAGCCTTTAAATTAGCCAATTGCAAATCAACGCCGCTCTGCACCTGGACCTCTTGACGACGCGCGTCCATCTTCTCGCGAGCCGTTTGCTGCTTCATACCCTCCACTTGAATTTGCGCCTGTGACGGGTCGGTCAATTGTGGCGGCGCGACCTGCTTCAGGTATTGTTGTGCCTGCTGCACGATGGGCGGCAATGAGCTTAACGTCTTCTCCATCAGGCTAGTGACGATCGGCGACGCCGACGCTAGGGTCTTGTCAAGCTCATTGGCCGTTTCAGGGTCATTAAATTTCATGAGAATCGACGTGTCTTTACCGGTAACTTTGGTTAGCACTTCGTCCATTTGCACTATATACCACATAGTGACATGTTCCTTCAAATGGCCCAGCGCCATCGGTAGGAACGTCGGGGCGATGATAGAAAACATACCTAACACTGGTGATTTTAAGAAATCCAACAGAACTTGCATGTGCGCCAAGTGATCCTGGTCCGGAAACGCCATTACTGGGTTTCCCATAACCATTGACATATTTTCATTTACCGGGTTCATCCGGGTCGGCTCTTTAGGCTTCTTGAGCAGTTTATCGGCGTCCGGCACCTTTAACTGCCGCAATATCAATTCCTCGACGGCCCACGGGTCGTACATCCCAGGGTGCGTGTCGGAGCGCGCCACGATCGCCTGCATTTGCGAGTAACGCTGCACCTCTGAAAAAATATTAGGGTCGGACACCGGCACCACATCCAGCGGGCCGTCGAAGTCCTCACGATACGCCAGCACTTCGCCAGCTTCGTCCTTGATCTCCGAGTCGGTCTGATACATTCGGTTGATGCGCGACAACGTCAACAGCAAACGTTGGAAGCTGCGGTGCAGGCGCGAGTGGATGGCGGCGATGATTTTCGATACGTTTTCGACCATCATCATGGTCGTGCCGACCGGTGCAGCATTAGTGGCAGCGCCTTGTAAATCACTAAACACTGTCTTGACTACGTCTTCACCGGAATGCACAAGGAATTCTAGCAGCGAGAACAACACCTGCGATGGCGGGTTGAACGGTAGGCCCATAACCACCTTGCGAATGTCGTCCGACGATGTCGAGCCGCCCTTAATGCGTTGCAGAGTGGTCGGCTGTAGCGCGATGGTCTGCCCGGACGTTGCAGTGCCATCCAACACTAAAGCAGTGGGGAAATTGTTAATATGTGCCGAGTCGAGCAACGCGCGCAATGCGCCTGTTGCAGCCCCGGACAATCCGCCGATGATGTGCGATAAGCCGATCGCTTGTGGGCCATCCCACGGAATGAATGGAAATTCGATGATCCAATCCATCGGCCTGCGTAAATCATCCTCCTCCTCCCAATTGCGTACGATCGCCTTGACGGTATGACTGCTGTCGTCCAGCCGCACTATATAGGGCGCACGGAAGCCCTCAATGTCGAGATAGGTAACAGTTTCGAACACATTACGTGTGCCGTCGATGTTTTGGTCATCCGGCGACGCGCCGGTAATCTTATCCTGTTGTTGTCCGGATTTAGTGCGCTCCGGCGACAATGATACCAGCGTAATTGAATCGTCCAGATATAGGCCGTCTTTAACACGCTGTAAGTACTCATCCTCGGTAACGCGCTCGACATACGTCATACGCTCGGCGCTGTAAAAGTCCACTGCGTCATACGGTAGTAATATGTCGGACACTGACACGAACCGCGATATGGGGCGTTTCATCTGAGAGCACCACACCAAGCGAATATATTGCACACCCCCCAGCGGCACTTGAATTATCGTCTTCTCCAATACGTTTGGAAACTCTTGCATCTGGACGGTCAGTTGCCAGTTGAGCATACGCTGTTTGCGCTTTGCCTTCTCCAAGCGCGCTTGAGTCTCGGTGCCCGGGATAAACGTCTTGACAGGCCCATCCGGGGGAAACAACTCCTTCATTACGTGCGAGCCGAAGTCGATCGTCGCCTTAATCAGCATTGGGTGAGTGGTGCGCGCAGCGCCTAAAAATGACGCGCCACCGGGGGCATCGTCCGCCAGCCCGGTTCTACGCAGTCCCTCTTCGTATTGTTTATCGCGATCAGCCCGCGCCTGCCGGTCGATCTCGATCTTGTACAGCAAATCTACGGCGATATCGTTAAGGTCAGTAAATCCTATGATGCCCAGCGCCGGGTTGGCTAGGTTATCATAGAAACCCGCATCGCCGACCGGCACGGAGTCGTCCTCGTCGTCCACTGAGAAAACAGTTGAGCCGTCGTCTAGCGTTTCGTACTCGGGCTCATCAACGTCTACGTCCTCGATGCTGCTGGTCGGCTCTAATTGGTCTTCTGGGGTTGACATTATGTTATCCTATTGTCGGTCGTTAGGGCTCTGTCTATAATATCAGCACATGAATGTTGGTTCCAGTACGTTAGCACCCTACCGCTATCGATCCCTATATCGCCCGCTATCATCCTAGCTATTTTAATCCGTTCTAATGCAACACCAGTTAACAAAGCCTTATCCATAAGTGGCAAAGCCTCCCTCAGACGCCTATTAATCAATTCATTATCTACTTCTGGGGTTGACATTATGTTATCCTATTGTGCGTAAGGGTTTCTGATGTCAAGGTCTTCGACCACGTCCTCGCGATACACCGGCGGCCCCTTCTCGGACAGCGCCCCGAAGTAGTTATCCTTAAACCAGCGCAAGGCTTGGGTGCACACGTCTACTTCGTCGTCGTGCCGAATCGAGCCCGCGCCGTGGAACGAGCACACAGCAGTGATCACGGGGTCAGCCCAGCTGCGCGGGCGGCCGGGGTGCCGGTCGGATTCGACCGCCCACACGCGCTTCGCGGCAAACAGAGGGGATACAGCATGCAATCTCGACAATTTGTCCATCTTACCGGGATTATAAGGTGTAGCAATAATGTCTTCCACCGCCAATTGCTGGCGAAGCGAAATACCGGAGCCCTTGTCCTCAATCAGAATCAAGTCCGGTTGACGCCCCTGATGGCCTGCAGAATTGCGGCCCAGGTATGTTTTAATAAGGGGTTCGTCGGAATCGCCATAAGTAAAAGCTCGCTCCTTCTTAACCCGCTCCACCAATTGTGGAAAGCCGAGATGATCGCGCCACGCGTCCAACAATAGCATGTTTGGGTGACCGTCATGATCCCACAACCCCCAAACTTGGCACGCTGTATAATCGGGCTCCTTGGTCTTCTTGTTCATTGCTTTCTCAGTGAAAGCAGTATCAAGCGACATTAAAATGAAACGAAAACGTGGTAACGGCGCGTCAGCGGGCCACAGTTGCCACTGACTGCGCTCTACGATGCCGTCTTCTTCCGGGTCGATCAATTCGCCGTCTAGTTCTTGACGCCCTAGCTTGGTTCCTTCATATTGTCGCAGTTCGTCGTAAAATGAGTCCGATAGGTTGTCGCGGTTCTCATAAGTCGTACCACGAACAACAACAGCCTTCTTGTCACGAAGAAGTTTTCGGACTAGCTCCACATATTTTGGAGTAGACGTCCACAACACTTTGGGGTGCACACCGAGGCGCAGACCGAATTTCATCATGTCCCAGGTGTCGACCCCGTCCGTCCAAGCCGCGACCTCGTCCGCCCACACGTTATGATGTTGCGGGCCGCGCAACCTACGGGGTTCCTCGGCAGAAAACCCACGGATAGTGGAGCCGTTCCACAACGTCAATTTGTGTAGGGTAACGTTATAATCATCAACGAGGAGGGGTGGAATAGCGTTGAGCAGTCCGGTCGGGCCTTCGATCATCACCGCGCGCACGTCATCGCCGGTCGGGCCGATCATTCCATTAAATGAGCCGGGTTGCAGCGCGGCCTCGATCCCAAGCCAATTAGCACCGGTAAGGGTCTTACCGAAGCCACGACCGGACATGATGCCCCACGTGTTCCATTTGCCGGGAGGCGCTAATTGCTTAGCCCGCGCCTGCTTCTGCCAACGTAAACGCCATTCAAGGACCGCAAGATCGTATTTATCCAATGAGGCAAGGGCGTGATGGACGTCCACTAATTCCGGATGCAAATCAATGAAGTCGGCCGAGGCACTCATATGACCAACTGGGGGAGCTTGCCCTCATAACTGTCGTGCACCGAAGGCTCTATACCCTCAATACCTACCCTCATTCTAATTTGATGATAAGTCGAGCCGTACGACTCTATGCGCACCTTATCCGCATAACGCCAAAATAACCTTTTACGCTCTGCCGTCAATTTCAACTTAGCCCAATCGAATAACATCTGTAGGATGGCTTCACAAAGCTTATCTTCTTCAGCCCCCCAGATTATAGGGGTACCAAGCCCGGGATGGGGCACAGAACTTTTACCACGCACCGCAAACGTACAATACCACACTTTATTACCATCATCTAAAGTGTGGTATGCAAAAGGATCACCGACACTACAATCGAAGGTGGCCTCAATCCTGTCGATCATAGCCTGCAGACTCATTTAGAACCCCGGAAGTGGTCATCTACATGTTCATCAATCGTGGCCTTATGCATCAACAAGTCGGAAATCGGCATCTTCATGGAACCGGCTATGAACCCATTATCATATTGCACTGACACCACAACACTCTTGATGTGGCCAGCCTGAGCTTGCTCCAGCAATTGAGCTAAATATGCAACGGGACCCGAATCGCCAGAACGGATCGGTGCTATCTTTCTCTGGCGCAACCAATTCATGACGACAACACTATGCCGGGATGCAGTGGGGCAACGGGTGTTGCAAACACCTCAACCATCGCGGTCATAAAATTGAAATTTTGGAACAAGCAAATCGGGCAGCGGTATTGACATAACACATCGGTGCCGACAGTACGGGCCGCGAGCGAGAAAATTGCATGCGACACTTTCATTTCATCAGTAACACCATGCCGTGCCATGATCACTAACAACTCAGCATGGTGATCGTCACAAAATTTGATCGGGGCAATAGCCAGTACGTCCGACTCGCCCTCAAACGTCATTATATCCTGGTCGACCAACGAATTGCTCACGGGACGCTACCCGCACCAGTAACGACATCAGCAGGCTTGGCCTGCCCAACCTGATACGGCATCCACTCAGCATAACCCGTGCCGACAGGAACCGGGTCCTCCGGCTGCCGCAAATGCACCGACGTGAATGGATAAGACATACCCGACGAATCGAACAACACGATGTTAACCATCCGATCATTCCATACGTGCACAATCATCGCAGCCAACGGCTCGCCAATATTGTAATGGTTAATACTATCATAAAAGCCATTGGGACGGAACCAAACGATACGACCGGGAGTAGGAGAAATCATACGATGGGACCCCACAAAGCGAACAGAAAGATGACCGAAGTATAGCACGATCACATATACGATAGGAATAGGCAGGAAGGGACCCGAGACATTTACCCCGCGATAATGAAGGCCCGGCCCGGGACCCCCGACGAATTGCCCGCGACCCGGGACGATATAACATATATCTTAGAGCTTATCGGTCTCAGCGCGACACGAACGATGGGACCCATTATACGTCGCTTCGCGAGGGGGTGCCGGGTTTTTCGCCCCGGTTTCTGCCTAGGCTGTTGCCGCCCAAGCTGCGATTGCCCTCCATCGCCCCTTTTGGCACGAGGCTTGCATGTCGCCCCGCCCCAGTCTTGCTGCGCCGCACAACCAACCCGCAGCCCGAGCCAAACGCCGCATAACGCTGGCACGAGCCTTGCAACGCGTGCGCGGGCGCGTTCTTTTCTTCTGTTTTAGCAGGCCGCTGCGAAACGAGGGGCTCGAACCATCGTTGTCGACGATGATAACCATCGTGAACGATCATGGTTCGAGGGGTTATGCGGCGATAACGACTGTGTTACACTAACAACAGGTCGGGTATTGTGCACGGCCCCATAGAGGATAGCAAGTATGGCAAAGCGACAGATCACCAAAGAGCAGTTCATCGAGCGCAAAGGCAGCTGGACGACCTACTACAACGAGGCGGGCACTGTGTGCAAGGTCCGCAACAAGGACATCGAGGTGCTGGGCGAGGAGCAATCGGCCCGAAGCCCGAAACCCCAGCTAACTGCCAAAACAGTCACAGCGGCCATAAAGGCGTTGGACGCGGGCAAAAGCAAGGTAGACGACGAGGGCGAGGAAGAGGACGCGGGCGTCAAGCTGCGCCGGGTCGGCAACACCAAGCACGACTGCTCTGGCTACGTCAAGGCCAAGTCAGCCACCGGCAACAAGACGCTCGATTCGGGTGACGCGTTGGCTGTTGAGCTGCGCGGCTTGGAGCTGGACGACGTCTACGCCCGTGCGGCTAAAGACCTGGGCGTGACCGAAACCAGCCTGCGTGCCCAATACAAGGCGCTCAACCCTGGGATGCAACGCATGAACCTAGGCAACAGGATTCGGGGCGCGCAACGCAAGCGTGCGATCGTCAACGACCCGAAGAACGCCTAAACACTCGCTGCCCGGGGACCGCGACCCGGGCCTTAACTGGAGAAACACATGAAACACACGCCTGAAACCTTGGCCGCCTTTGTGGCTACTTTACCCAACCCCAACAACGAAGAGCGCGACTTGCGCCGGTTCTTTGCTTACCGCACCGCTGTGGAAATAGCTGAATCTTACAACGCCCAAGACCTAGTTGAGGTGCTAATGGACGGCGTTGCCCTCATCAGCGTGACTGAGGAGCTAGAATTGGTGTACAGCACCGAGCCGGATAACGAGGACATGGCTACCTCAGACCTAGAGGAAGCTTTGAGCGACTTCTACCTTGAGGTTCGGTGATGCACCCCAGCAACGTGTGGGTAGTTTTCGCGGTGGTAGCCTTTGTGGCCGGGGCGTTTGTCCCGGGTTGCGGGCTGTTGGTATTGGCTTATCTGACTAAGGACGCGTAACATGTTAAAGTCTACACAGCAAGATGCAGAAACACTTGAGGCCCTTATTGACCGAGTCGGCGCAGAGGAAACCCTTAACCTGATCGCAGCTATTTGCGCCAGCAAAGCTGAACACGTGCGGGCCAGCTACAACGACAGGCAAACAGCCCGGGCCTGGGATCAAGTGGGCGCGGCCGTGTCTGAGGTCGCGGATTTCGCACAGCTGGTTAGTTGAGCGTTGGCCCGGGTTTCGCAGCGCTCTGCGAAGTCTCGCCCGCCTCTGCCTTGAGCACTGCAACGGCTTGTGCAGGTGTTAGCAAGCCAACAATGCGGTCGATAAGCTGTTGCTTGTCCTTGGCTTGCACTTGTGGGGTTTCGGCAGGGTTGTCGATGCGCACGGTTTCACGCCAACCCGCACGCGACCGGAGCCAGAAAGTCGCGGCTTTCATGTCGCCAGCAATACCCGCACGAAACACACTTTGCGCCATTTGCGCAGTGGCGTTCGCAAGCCCGTGTTTAAGCTCGCCTGCGTAATGCAAACGCAACTCAAACGGCGTTGCCTTAATTATGTAGCAAATCGACTCTTGATCGATGTCGCACGCAACTAAGTGCTCAACTAGTTGACGCGAGTCGGCCGTTGGAATATGCAACGGGAAATCTAGGATTTGTGGTTCGTTCGTGCTCATACGCGCACGTAGGGTAGCACACCCCGCGACCCGCGTCAAGTAGTTGTTGTGCGAACTTCACCACGTAGCACAACCGACGCACGCCCGTTCGCACGGGCACTCATTACGGGTTCCCGAAAAAAGACGCCCTGACGACTAGGCTCTCGGAAGTATAATGGTGATATCAGCTTCAGTGATCGGTCAGACATGTGGGTCTCGGGTCGCGTGGTTAGCACTGAGCCACTAAGGTATGCCGCCTCTCTCTCTCGTCGTCCGTTCTTCTCCGGTTCTCTCTCTTTGTCAAGTATCTCAAAAAACAACTTTTTTGAGTGCCGGGCTCACACCCCCACCCAGGCTGCTGTCGAGACCATCAAAACATCAATGATGTCCAATGCGCATACTTCGCCTATTCACCCCCTGTGTTTGAATATAACAGAAAACACCGAATATACCTCTGAAGTGTAACGCTGCCAGACCGGCTGAACAACGTTCGCGGCCTTTTGAATCTATGCGCGGCGTCGCCTATGTGCTATACTACACTCACCCCACCTACTTCAATTTCCTCTCGCGCGGAGCCGCCCATTATGGTTTCTTATAGAGTCTTGTTGGCAGAGCGCAACTCGTTAGCGTGCGAGGTCGCGGCAAAGTGGTCGTCGATCGCGGGTAAGTTGCATTATAAAGAAGGTTACGATGCACAGTGTCGCGAGTATGAGCTTGACGTCACTGTGCATACTGCAATGCAGGTCAGGTTGTGGGATGCGGATCGCGCGTTGATCGACTGGGCCGCTGCTAAGAATTCCGTCACTCGCAACGATATTTACAAGGAGTTCAAGCGTTTAACTCAGGAGTTAGGGGCGTTGCACAGGCTCCCGCATCACGATTTTCCGCTAAACCATAAATTGTGTCAGGAGTTTGCCAGCCCGGCACGGCGCGGCAGCCACCCGTCGGTACGTCGCATTCGGTGGTATCGCAATAAGCATATGCGCCTTGCGCGCATGGAGTTGGAGGAGGGTAATGCTTCTCTTGCCGCCCAGTTTGTCGTCATCGCGCGTGCTGCTAATCGCCGCATCGTGGCTTATCGCCGCATGTTGATGCGTGAGCCAAATCCGCGCGATGATACGTTGTTGGCGCGCAGGGTCATGGAGAATGACAAGTTGCGTCAGGCGGCGTTAGTCGCTCAGCAGCACGCGCGCGATTCGTTACCAAGTGAGGGGTAGTCATGTCAAGTTTTGACGATGCGTGTAAAGCAGGGCAAGTCAACTATCGGGGTAGGCTTGACGTCACTGTTGAACTGTGGGAAACCCTTACCAAACTGCCGCCGGGCACTGTTGCTGTGTTGACCCACCCCGCCACCGATGAGCAATATGTGGTGTTGGGGTTGTCAGACTTTGAGGCACTGTTATCGGGTGCCGGGGCCAAGTTAGCTCCGTGACTGCCTTTAGTCTTGTGTGGCCCCTAGGCCCATGCTATAATGACGTATAGAGTTCGATAACTGATAGTCAATAGAGGTGCCAAAATGTCATCTGGCCTTAAAATCGCTGACTTAATAAAGGCTTTAAGCGAGCTGCCGCCCGACGGCCTGATCGGGATATGGGACACCAACAGCTCGGGGGAGCTAAATCCGGTATCGTCTGTCTATCGAGTGCGTGAGGGTGATGATGCCGTCCACATTGACGAGGATAAACAGACGACCACGCATGGGGGCCGTCCAGTGTTTTCATTCCGTATCAACGAGGACACGGATTATGACTCCGACTGGGATAACAAGCCAAAGGCGGACCCAGTCCCGCAAAAGGTGGTGGTCAGGGTCCTCTACGAGGAGTTGATCGAGGTCACTGTCAATCCTTATGATAAGGCGGCGGTCGCCGAGGCGGTCGCCGAGGCGGTCAAGGGATTGTGGGCAGTATTTGGGGCAGCCGGTACGGCGCAGAATTTACCGGTTATTTGCAGATTGACGGCGAAGAAGTGGCGCGCGTTAGTAAGTGCGAGCGCGGAAGTGGCTCATATGTAATGCAGAGGTTGTGCGAGTTGGCACAACAGGCGGGCCACTTTCGCGATAAGCGCGAAACACAACAGTTCAGCGTGTATTGCAAAGAGCGAGGCATAGAGCTACGCGAAGATATTCGCGAAGTCGCTCGTAAACGCGACATGGTTTAGCCGCGCCCGCAATTTCAACTAACAGTTAATTAGGTGACCAAATGAACATAGAAACGATCAAGCACAACGGGCGTACCTTCTCAATAGAGATTGCAGGCGACTTGGTTCGCCGGGTGCAAACATGAGCAACAAAATCACACTTAAGCAGCGTCGCGAATGGCGCATGCTGGCTGTTGCCGGTGAGTCGCAGTTGGCCGCTGAACATGCGGCTACACTAATCGCTAAAAGCGGCAAACAGACCCTTGAACGTACCGCGGCCGGCCGGTATTGCGTTACTGACGGCTGGCTAACTGATTGGGTTATTTTCTACAACGGTCCGTGGGTGTGGGCGCACGACGGTACGCTACAGATAAATAAACCATTGCGAGACCGCCTAAACAGCATCGCGGAAGCGCGTGAGGTGCAATCATGAGCGCCTATACAGCCGGGCCGTGGGTTGTCGCTGGTTGTGAAATTCTAGGCACGCCGTTACACCGGCCGCATGCGTCGGACGTCGTCGGCTTTGTGCCCGCGACTATCGTCTGTGAAATTAAAAACGATGCGCGCGGCTCATACTCCTATTACCCGACCGATGTAGCACGGGGCAACGCGGCGCTAATTAAGGCCGCACCGGACATGTACGAAGCGTTGCGCCTAGTGCTAACAATGAGCGAGTGCTGTCAACTTTTTCCGTGGTATGGGCCGTGACCGCCCTGCATTCACCCGCGCCGAGGCGTATGTAAAGGGTTGCCCGGACGACACGCCCGAGGAAACATATGACAATGGTAACTCTTTCTACAGCATTGACAAGGACGGGGAAGAGAATTATGAGACACCGTAAGCTCTTTTCCACCATTCGCACTGTCGGCCGGTTTGGGCGGGCTGTGCGCCGGTACGCGGCTAACGTTCGCGGCAATTGCCCCGTGTGCGACTGGCAATCACCGCCGAGCCACGGGATCGATTGCGACATGGGCCGGGGGGCGCGCTTCACTCTGAGCGTTGAGGGCCGACCCACCGTTGCCACCAACCCCTTGGCCGAATTGCTGTGAGCGAGTACGATTTCACGTTCGCGGTAATGTCATCTATAGGCCGGAGCTAAATGAGATGGACGAAGACGTCAAACAAGCCTTGTTGGCCAGCATTGAACATTGGATGCGCCTAGCCGCCGGTCTACGCCTGCTGGGTGAAAAAGTTAAACAAATGGCTGAATGGGAGGCGCATTTCAAATGACCTACAAACAATGCATAATAGACAAGTGCCTCAACACGTTGCCAGCCGACTCGAAGCACGAGGCGTGTGCGCTATGTCGCGGGTCTCTGTATTACTGGAACAAGAAGCGGCCCGCAGAAATTGTCGAGCGCCGCCGCAAGTTGACTATGTACAACGGCAGGTTGGATCATTTTTACGGAACCAAGGGAAACAAGGTTAAACCCTAACATGGGAGCCAAGAAATGATTGAGTTTGTGTTATCTTTGATTATGTGCTTCATCTTCACTCAGTTGCCGCCACCGGAGTCGAAGCGGGAAGCGTTGTTGCAAGTGGTGTACGGCGGCCCGCTCGTTTGGGCGCTGTTCATTGTCGTCGCGGGCTGTCGACTGGCGCGCCTCGGCTATCACAGGGCGCGGAGTAAGCTATGAAAACGTCGCACGCGTTGAGTGTTGAACTGGTTGGAAAGAAAGCCGCCGCCAACGCGTGGAATTTGATGGTGAGGGCGCTCACTAAACCCAGTGAGAAGCGGTTATGACCTATTATTTTTACCAACAGTTCGGCAGCCAATACCTGAGGATCGGCAGCTATCTTTTTATTTGGTCGTCAACCTTTCAAGTGTGGCTTGGGACCAATGGTGAAAGTTACTTGGGGTTTTGGATCACCGACGATTTCGGTTCGTTAGTACCAATAGTGTTGAGGACGCTTTGCGTTGTTCCAACTCAAACACGCTATGACTAAGTTATTACCCATCGTCCCGGGGTGCAGGGCGCTCACCTTCGGTAAATTTGAGGTCGCTGAAGTGTTGTGTATATGTAAAATACCCGACCACGAGGCTGTCGCCATTATCGAATTACTATATGGTCGTCGCCCAGGCACGTTGGCAATACGTGACGACGCGCGAGGCACCCTCTGGCTGTTAGACCGGCCAGTCAAGTGCCTGACCACCATGAGGCCGCTACCGGCCACGCCTATTTGCCCCGAGAAATATTTGATGTTGTTCAACGTTACCGTCGATCCGCATCAGCGAGAACATGCCGACATAGAGGAGAAGCAGGATGAAAAAGAAACCGCACCCGTTGAAAGGGCGTAAGTGGTCGGACGAAACGCGGGCCAGATATCAAGCGACGCGTAACGCAAATAAAGCGTTAGCCCCGATCGAGATTCCATCGCGGGCCGCGCTTAAACACGCGAAGGAGGCTATGCGGTCTACGCGGGTAAGCGACGCCATCCTGTTTCTGCGCAACGCCGAGCGCTCGATCCGCACCAAGGAAAAGTTCACCGAGTCGGATTTGTTGTGCATGTTAGCGTTGCGCTGTCTGGAGGGTAAATGAAAAATACCAAACAGCCGTCTTTCGATCAGCGAGGGTTTCAGCAGGAGATCGGTTTAAGATTGGCTATTACCCGTAAGCTCAAGAAAGTCACTCAAGAAAAACTTTCGGCACGCATGGGGATAACAAGATCGCAGCTTGCTAATCTTGAGGCTGGTCGGTCACGTATCTATGTCGATCAGATATGGCGCGCGGCAATTGTATTGGACATCAGGATCGGAAAACTAATACCGGAGGGTAAATGAAAATCAAAGCAGGGGTGTCTAAGGTAGCGATGCCGCTCGGATGCGAGCAGGTATTGTACGTGACCTACCGTCAACGCTATAATAAGGTGTCATATTCACTGCAGCAGTTGGCCCCGGGCGATTTTGAGGTAGCTGCAACCAAGGAGTGCATTACTAGGCAGGGATCAGCCCCAAGCTATTATACCCTCATCCCGAGCCGCCACGGGTTAGCCCCAAGCGAAGTGCACCTCCACCCGCCGACGCCACAGGTGGGCTATTTAAGGGTCGTGTATTTAATGAGGAAGGAAGTTTAAAATGATAGTAAAGACGGCACCCACATAATTGAATCTTGGCGGCGCGGGTCGCGCGTGCTATAATAACAGTACAGGATGACGGAGGCAGGCAGCAATGAGCGCAACAAACACGATAACCGAGCTGTTTAAAAGCAGCTATGTTGACCTGCGTTGTTACATCAGGCGTCTGGGGATCAATGAACAGGCTATTGACGACATCGTGCAGGAAGCTTTTTTGAGGACCCATCAAAACGCGGACAGGGCGGACGTGCCGCGCGCATTTCTGTTCACCGTGGCTCATCATCTAGCCATTAACTCGCACCGCCACGATAGCATAATCAAAACAGAGCCGCGCGGTGATTTTGATGACCACTTGTCGGGCGACGAATCGCTGGAAGAATTGATGATAGCGGCGCAGCAGTCCGACCTTTTACTGCAAGCTGTTAGGTATTTACCACCTAAATGTCGGGCCATATTTTCGCTGCGGGTGTTTTACGGGATGTCGTACCGGCAGCTAGCTCAACGCTTCGGTCTAAGCGAAAAGACCATCGAACACCACATAGCGCGCGGCCTGCGCGACACGACCCGCACACTCAGAAATAGCAAAACATGAAGCCGCAAATTTGGAAGTTCCCCCTAGTCACCGTCCACCAACAGGAAGTGTGGATGCCCGACGACGCGCACATAATAAGCGCTAAAGTACAGCCCGACGACGCCGGTAATGACCGCGTATGTCTGTGGGCGATATGCGACACCGAGGCTGCTGAGCTTAGCCTCCGCAACATTATCTTGATTGGCACAGGCCATGATATCCGACCCCAACGACCGAACACGATCATGCGTTTCATAGACACATGTTTGTTGAGGGTTAGGCCCGACGGATGGGGTGAAATAGTGCGGCACGTGTTTGAGTTGGAACAACGCAAAAGGAGAGATAGTGATGTTGATATTAACTAGAAGGCCCGGTGAGTCAATCATCATCGGCGACGACATTGTAGTAACAGTGTTGAGCGTATTCGGGTCACAGGTCAAACTGGGCATAGTCGCCCCCGCTGAAACGGCAGTGGATAGAGAGGAGGTACGCGCTAGAAAAGAAAAAGACGCGGACACCCCCCACGGTCCCCATACGCTCAGATTGAAGCGGTGACCATTTATGGCGCTCAATAACTTACCACTCGAATCATTGCTCCTAGCCTGTGACGACTTGCCCGATGGGGAAATGCCGCCAGACCTCAGGGAGATAATAATCAAAGCGCTTAGGAGTGACTTTAGCGGTGACGAGTTGCTGCAACTAGTGCGGTTAAAAGGTAGGCACATCAGCAAGATCGCAAACGACGAGGGCATCCCGGTATGAGTGCAACAGTCATATTTTTCCCACCGTACGCCAACAAGTTGATGGTGATCGAACTGTGGCGTGTCGGCACAAACCACGGGCGTGCGGTGCGCTTCCGCCGCTTCAAATCGGGCAATTGGTATCATGTGATGACGCCGATGCAGTCCCGTGACCACATCCTCGACTTGTATCGAGCAACCAATACGAGAACAACATGATAAACAAGTGGCAAGTTGATATACGTGATAAGGCGGCGTTGACTCGGTTTATGCTGACGCTGGCAGTGTTTGTGGAGGCGATCCTAGAAAAAAATGGCGAGCTCCTGAATATGTACTTGCTGTTCGACCACGAGGGTAATAACGGACATGTGCTCAAGCCAGCGTTTGGTTTGCCGCCGGAGCGCGTTACCCTCGCCCTCAATAAAATGATCAGAATGACCAAGGGCACCCCTATGGCCATCGGTATGGTTGTGCACATGAGCGAGGCGTGGGGCGCGGAATTGGTAAAGGGCGTAACTGACGACCGCCCGCCGTCGGAGCGCGACGACCGGTGGGAGTGTTACATCATAGAGGCCAAAACCCTTCATGGCGACACATTTTATATCAACAGGCGCTTTGACCGCGGTGCCGAGGGCAAGATAGTGTTTGACGACACGCCACCCCAGCTTGCCAAAGAAGGTGACGTCTTACAATCACAGCTGCTTGACGCCATCTTCACCGACGTTTAATCTTCACGGGGCTGTCGTCCCGTGCTATACTACCCGAGCTGTCAGATAGTCGATAGTCAATAACACCCCTGAGCAGGAGATTAGCAGTAATGCCCGAAGACAACTCTAAATTCGTACGTGAGCATAACGGTCGCACCTTAGCCGCCATGCCCACACAGATGGTTACGGCGGACATCGTCCGCCTTGGCGACAAAATTTTGATCCCGGAAGAAATGGACTATGCCGATGCCATCCGTACCATCAAGGAGCGCGCCGAGTACGAAAACAAAGTAACCCAAATGAGCACGACCATTGATGTGCACCCGTTCGACGGCGCTAACGCTTTGGTGACTGTACTGTCGAACATCTACGGTTGGGCGCAGGGCATCCCGACACCGGGGTTCTTCGGCGATGAGCCCCCACAAATGATCGACGTTGAAGTCGGCGTGGGTAAGACCAAGTTGATTCCCTGGGGCCGGTTCGAAGTACCCAACGTCAAGGGCTTCATCCAGACCCATGTGACCAACAAGAACGGCCGTGTTATGTTCGCCATAACTGCCGAAATCGTGCGGCGTGACGAGCCCACTGTGCGCCGCATCTTTGACGCCGTGACTGCCGAATTGAAGGGCAACAGCATTTACAAAGGTAAGGCATTGAAGATTCGTTTCAAGGGTGACGACGGCGATGTGATGTCGATGCCAGACATCAAATTCATGACTGCGGACCTCGGCCCTGAGAATTTGATTTTCTCGCAGACGTTGATGCGAATGGTAACGACCAACCTGTTTACGCCGATCAGCCGCGCCCAAGAGTGCTTGGAAAACGGTATCCCGATCAAGCGCGGCGTGTTGTTGGGTGGCCCGTATGGCACCGGCAAGACGTTGGCGGCGACCGCCGCAGCCAAACTGGCGGTCGAGGCGGGTATCACGTACATTTACATCCCGCGCGCCGACGAACTGAGCATGGCGATCCAATTCGCCCAGCAGTACCAGTCTCCTGCCTGCGTGGTGTTCTGCGAGGACATCGACCGAGTGGTAGCGGGCGAGCGGTCAGTAGCAATGGACGACATTCTCAACATTATCGACGGCATCGACTCGAAACGTTCCCACACTATCGTGGTGTTGACGACCAACCACATGGAGCTGATTAACCCAGCTATGTTGCGACCGGGCCGCCTGGACGCCGTGATCGAAGTCACGGCACCCGACGCCGAAGCGGTACAAAAGTTGGTGCGGCTGTATGGCGGCTCATTGGTCGAGGGCGCGGACCTTGCGCCGGTCGCTGCATTGCTGGAAGGACAAATCCCTGCAGTGATTGCCGAGGTAGTCAAGCGGGCTAAGCTGGCTCAGATGACGTATCAGCCGAAGGGTGAACCAATCACCAAGTTGACGTCGGACGCGCTGGTGGATGCCGCGCATACCATCAAGGGTCAGACCGAGCTGCTCAAGCGTGCGATGACGCCGCCCGATGCTGCGCCGACCATTGACGGCTTGATGCGCGCTGCAATGGACGACGTGGTCTCGGGTCGCGTGCCGACCGCCCATGACAACGCCAAGATGGTGCTGAGGGCGGTCAACAAGTAACAAGCCCTCACGGGACTTGGGTGGGGTTGGTTAGCCTTAGATTCACGGGCTGGGCTGGCTAACCCCATTTTTATTTAATAAACAGGAACAAACAATATGTCAATATTCAGTCGTTATTACACAGAGCGAATGGACAATAGCTACTCGCCGCCACGAAAAGTACAGGACCTAAACGAGTTTGCAGTACTCCGTGACTCGGCCGTGACGCTGGCGCTGTTAGTTCTTGCCTACGGCAGCTTTACGGTAATCGCCCCTTCGGAACGCGCAGTCAAGGTGACATTGGGCACCGTATCAAATGAAGTTTACAGCCCGGGTTTGCAGTACAAATGGCCGATTGTGTCGTCGTTCCGTACTTACAACCTAGCCCCTCACACTGAAGACATGGATATTGAAGTTGGACCGCAAGGCGCAGTAACGTCTGACAACCAAACTGTGGGCATCGGGTCGAAGGTCGTGTGGTCCTATAACAGCGATCAAATTAGGCTGATTGTGGATAAGTACCCCGATACCGACAAGTTGGCGTCAATCGTCACTAACACTGTATACGAGGCGCTCAAGGCTGAAATCGGCAGATACCGTATTTATGACCTTGCCACCAACGCCGGTAAAATTGCTGGAGAAACGCGCAAGGCAGCAGCCTTAAAGCTGGAGCCGTACCCGGTCGTGCTCAACCAATTCAACCTGACCAACTGGGATTGGTCGGATGACTTTGATGCGCAGATCAAAGCCACGATGAATGCACAGCAGAAGGTAGCAACTGCGAAGGCGAATGCAGACCGCGTAGAACAAGAGCAACGAGCCAAGGCTATTGAGGCAGAGGCGTCGGCCAAGGCGCTCATTGCACAGGCCGAAGGTGAGAAAGCAGCCGCTGAGCTTCGTGCTGCTGCGAAGCGCTCGGAAGGTCAAGGCATCAGCGACTACAACCGCCTTATTGCACAGAACCTAGACACTGAGCTTAAGTTCCGCCAGCTTGAAATCGACAAGATTAAGGCTACTCGCTGGAACGGTGCGTATGTGCCTGAGTATGTGCCACTAACTGCGGCTGGCGGCATCGTGAATCTTCCTGCTGGTGGCAGCAACAAGTAGTCACCGCTACAGACGACGGGGAAGCACTATGAGCATTGAAGACGCATACGCAAAACAGACATTGCGATACAACAGATCACAGGATGAAGTAGCGCGGCTGACTGCGCTCAACGATAAGCTGCAAGCCTCATTGGCGGCGACGAAACAGCAATGCCTGCAATACGAGCAATCTGTATTGGAGCTGCGACTTGAGCTTGGCGCATGGATGACTGCCGCCGGTGGGATCATCAATTTGCCACCGGGCGCTAACAACAAGTAGGACCACCCAATGCCGATGCACCGTAAGAACAAGGGCAGTAATCGACCCAAAGGCTCCATGAGCGACTATCAGGCATGGTTCTTCCCAAACAAGCGGCGACAACGCCGTCGTAATGAAATAGCAGTGATGTCGAGGAGAAAGAACCATGCGCGGAAGTAAGGCAAAGGCGCTGAGGAAAATCGCGCGGGTGGTGACGGTTAGACTCCCAATGGTTAAGTATAAACGCGGCCCGGTGTCCATCGTCTTGGATAAATGTACGCGTCACTATTACCACACTTTATTGAAGCCGTGCCACAGGGAATTTCAATTCAGGACTATTAACGGATTTAAACGGCTTATACTTATTGGAACAAAGGCTTAGTCATGCTGCTGTCTATTAAAATCATCATAGGGCTTTTGGTTTGGGTTGTAACATATGTTGCGTATGTTCAATTTCGGGATTGGCGCAGGCACTGTGAGACTAAATACGTTACCCCGGCACCGGGTCAAATTTGGTGTGAGTTCGGTTGTTTGATGCGGATCACTATGGTCGATTCGTTCGGCATGGTTTACATTGAGAACATCAGCGGCGAGGAGCGCTGGAAGGAAAACAAGGTGGAGTGGAAAAAGAAGGTAGAGCGCAATCAACGCTATTTAAAGCGCGACGTAGAGGTGACTGATGACACCGCCAACAGATGAATTGTTGTTACGGTTGGAAAGCTACGGTTATGGTTTTGTCTGCCACCTGCCCGCGACCGGTGAACTGGCCGGTATTATGGCTTTCTTATTTACTTATGGCCTGTGCGTCGGGTTGGACGATACGGGCTACCGGACGCGATATTGTTACCCTACGTTCGGCGACGCGATATTAGCCTTAATAGAGTGGGACGGTCACGGTGACCCGCCCGGGCCATGGATCAAACAAAAAGGTGGCGTCGAGCGCAGCAACCCTAACATCGGCGGAATACCTGTAAAGGTGGAAGCATGAAACCAGAGGTGTTGTTCACAGTGGGACTTTGCCTATCTCTATTCGGGCTATGGGGTGGCTCATACCTGATTCACCTAGTAGCTGACACATGGGCGGTTGTACCGGCACTAGTGACCGCTATCAGTGTGATAATAGCTGGAGTAATCATTATGAGTGTGGCCGTACCCGACTAGGAGCCAAAGAAATGACCGCTGACGTAACCGTAAAGCAACCTGTTGACCGGGACTACATGGGTGACGGTGTGTATGCAACGTTCGACGGGTTCCAAATAAAGTTAACCGCCGAAAACGGGATTGAGGCGCACGACACTATTTATTTGGAACCCTTCGTACTATATGCTGTAATCCGGTATGCAATACGCTGTGGCATCATCAAGGAGACCGCCAGTGGCGGCACTTAATCAAAGGCGCGGGCCGGGGGCGGTCTCCTTGAAGCCTCATATAAAGATTAGTTACTCTTTTAGAGAAGGCCGAGTCCTGTTGAGGGTGTTTTCGTCAAGAACAGCTCGATCGCCAGTCGCCATGTTGGCTAGAGACACCTTAGTTGAAGCGTTAGTGGCGGTATCAACCAACAGATTATGGCGACGGTTCAGACGGGCTTGATACTTGTGTGGCTACCCATAACGTGTTATAATAACACTATGGCGGTATGCTCCGCTGGAATGTAATAGTTGATAGAGGAGAATGCAATGAGCGCTAAAAAGTTGAAGAGAATCGCGGCGTCGCAAGTGCAAGCAACTGTACGCGGCTGGGTTACCTACACCGACGCGAAGGGCGAGACCAAAAAGGCCCGCGCCTCGCAGTTGCTGATTACCGAAAAGGACGGCTTGCGCCGGATCGGTAACAAGCGCTATGACACCAGCCGCTACGAAGGCGTGGTGAGCGCCGAGGGCAATTCATCCCTGGACTGCGCCGACAAGGTGGCCAAAGACTTGCGCGGCACGCCGCTGGAGGAAGTGTATAAGAAGGCATCAAAGATGCTGAAGGTCAGCAAGAAAGAACTTGAGACCAAGTACGCCCACCTCAACGTCGGCATGCAACGCATGAATTTGGGCAACCGAATCCGTGCGGCGCTGAACCAACAGGCGGCAGCCTAGATGGCGCGCGGCCTGCGCGCCATCTTTGATATCCTAAAAGTCACGGACGACTCTGTGTTTATAAAAGACGAGGACGGCCCGGTGTCGATAACCAACGACGCCGAGGCTGTGTGTAAGGACCTTTATAAGCACTTCGGCGATAAGCGTATCTTTTACATCGACTCCGATGGGTGTAAAGACGAGCTTGTGCACATGGCGGGTGTGTTCCAACGATTTAGCCCCGGGTGGGGTGGTAGGGACTTTAAGTGAATCACACTGTTGATGAAATCGACCCGATCCTGGAAACGTTGCGCTCTGAGCACGACAAATTGGCGCGTAAAGCGACGGCGTGGGTAAAGGCCCGCGCCGCGCTTCTGCCCTATGTGCGCGATATGGTGTTGTTAGGATGCGACCACAATTATTCGGATAGATGGATCAATTTCACCGTAGCCGGGGATAAGAGCAAATTCTTATCGCTGGTCAGGTTGCATCGTCGACATGGCTTCAAGCCTGACATGCCTGATAAAGATGCGACGATGGCGCAGTGGTTTTTATCTAAGGATGGCGTAGATATCTATGTTCAATTCACCTCCACCGTATGTCGCAGGGTGCAAGTAGGCACCACCACGCAGCAAGTGCCGGTGTATGAGACCAAATGTGAAAGCTTCGTGCCGACCCCTACAGAGATGGAGGAATTAGGCACAGAGCCGATGTTAGAACGAATGCTGAGCGCCGACCCATGATCTTCTGGCTGTCCAGGCTGGCTGTCGTCGTGGTGCTGGCGCTGCTCTTCGGCCCGTGGGGCATACTGGCTGGGGTCTGCAGCATTCTGGTCGACGAGGGGCTCCGCGAGGGGCTTTAGACTTCTACACCGGCGCTGACTGTGGTATACTAACGGCTAGGGCAGATAGAGGATAACGGCAATGACAAGCACCAGTGTGGGGTCGAGGGTTTTCGCTGTAAGGGACGCCGATGACGAGACAGTCAACTTGATCGGCTGGGGTGTTTACGAAGGATTTCAGCCATGCCCGCCGCTCGGGGGAATACCGAACCCAAAGATAACACTAGATGACGGGGCTGGGGTGGTGTGGGGCTGTCAATGCTGGTGGGGACCATATGAAAGATTCGATGAGTTTGCGCGTGGTCGCACAATCACAAACGTAGGGCCACCGGAATGAGCAGCGCACATCAATTGACTCCCGACCAATGCTCTGATGATAAGTTAAAAGAGTATCGACCACGTGCTGAAAAGGCGGGGCTAACACTAACGGTCAAGGGCACGCGCTGGAGGTGGTGGGAGTTGCGCGACCCAGGTGTGTTTTTAATGACCACAGGCTTTGACATCGACCTTAGCACCGCCCTGAATCAGGTGGAGCGCGGCAAAAAGTTGTCACAAGTCGACCTGTGGGGCAGCTCGCGGGGCACCCCAGTCAATAGGGGGGATGTAAAGGTAGCCACGTCCAGCGCTAGCCCTAGCGGTGTGTGTGCGTTCTGTGGCAACTCTGGCGGGGTGCCCTGCCCCAACATGATAAAACAGGCGATAAGCATTAAACTAGTCCTCAAGGCCCCCACAGCGACCAACCTACATCCCGGGCGGTGTCGGGCGGCCATCAAAAAATCGATCGAAACGTCAAAAGTCAAGAGGTAACACATGCCATTATTTGAAGTAGCAATCCTTGAAAACCCCACCAAGAAAGCCGCCGAGGAGGGAGCCAATCAAAAATTAGTATTCGGCCCCAAAGCGGTAGTAGCCCGCGATCAGCAGGCAGCGGCCATTAATGCCGTGTTAGGTGCGGAATTATCAAAAGACGTTGACCGTTCGCGTCTGGAGGTGCTGGCAGCCACAGCGCCACGTGGCGCGTCAACTTTTTCGGCAACCGATTTAATGAAGGGAGCATGATGATGAACGACGCAGAAATTGAACAAGAAATGCAAGACAAAGGATTAATCGCACCCAGAGTCACGCTGACCTTGATAGAAGCAAAAATAGCTAAAATCGAGTATCATTTATTGGGAGCGACCCTAACAGTTTGTTGCCTGACTCTCCGAAACGGTTTCACAGTGACCGGCGAGTCGGCTTGCGCGAGTCCGGAGAACTTCAACGAGGAGTTGGGCCGTAAAATTTCGTACTATAGAGCCCGCAGCAAAATATGGGAATTGGAGGGTTATTTACTGCGTGAGCAACTGTGGCACCAAGCCAACGACTTAAAGGCAGAGGGGTTATGAGCAATACTGGAGACCGGTTTATTAAGCGTGAGCAAATGATATTGGCAGTACTGGAGGGGCTGGCAGCCAATAAGGAAATAAAAACTTCTTATGGGCTGCTCGAAAGGATATTATTTGTCCTGGTGTCCGACCCGGAGAAATTTGCCAGCGATGAGGAGCGCGACACGGCTTTCGTTTGTTTTACGGTGGTCACAGCCGTGTTACATTTAAAGTTAAAGGATGTTGATAAGGATACGCTGGTTGCCGAGCTAAAAGCGAGTATGGGAACATTCCTCAGGGACAGAATCGAGGAGCGGGAGCGCGCCGGAACATGAGCATCAATGGTTGGGAAGAGGCTGATCTTTACATCTCCAGAATGCGGCCGGAACATGCGGCGACGTTGAAGGCTACACACACTCGCTTTTTTGTTAAGGGCTATTGCCGAGTTATGTTGAGCAAGGAGCCACGTCCCGGCCGAATCTTATTAGCCAACCCACCGTTGAGTTTGCATTTGTCGATATCGTGTGAGGATCGTTATCCGACGTGGGATGAAATAAAGGATGCGAAATACTCGCTGACGCCTAACGACTTGACAATGGTGATGATTTTCCCGAAGCCCGAGGATTACGTCAACATTCACAATTTTTGCTTCCACCTATGGGAATGGGATCTGCATGGATAAGACTGGTTTGATACTGACTAGTTGGTCGTCCGCAGCCGCCGAATTGAAGGGCAAGAATAGAACCGTGGATAGTTTGTTGCTGGCGTTATCTGACCATGCCCGGATAAGCACGTGGGATATGCAGAGCGGTTGGCTGCGCCGGTTGATAAAACAAGCAGAGAACCAGGGATTAGTCGAGCGGAACCAAGACGACTACCCCTGGCACAAGTTTAAATTAACCGATAAAGGTATCAAACAATGCGCCTTATACCGTTCTTCATTGACGACCAAGGAACAATTATCGGTAGAGTCGAGGAACTCCCGATCGCCAACTCGGTCCAGGAAGCGAAAAACCATATAATCAACTTGCCTAGACACTTGAGTCAACGCCATATCGAGTATATCGAGCAAATATTTGGTGAGGTGTCTGAGGTAGTCAAGTCAGACGGCACTGACGAACCACGAAAGGACATCCGACCCTGTGAGGGACTTGAGGATTGACAAGATGGGACTTATGGTGTTCTAATAGCGATAGCTGATAGAGGGTTATGACCATGGGAAATTATTTGTTGGCTCGGGTCCCGGTGCGCCTGAGGGTCTTTGAGGCCGTGTGGAAAGATGAAGACGGCAGGGAGCACCGCGTCTGGATCGAGGAGGCATCGGAAGTCGAAGCGCGCACTATGGCTAACACCCTAGCGTGCGGTTCGGTCGTGCGTCTGTACGAACATCAAGCGGTGGCGGCATGAACAAATTAGCCAAAGAGGCTGTTGAGCGCCAAGTGGTTGAAGACATCACTGATGTCGTGTCAACGCTCAATGATGAAAACTATGCCGATAGAGTGAACCGCGCGGTTGATGTTCTTATCCATGAGAGCATGCTACACGCGATGAAGTCAGGCCGGGAGCCAGAGGAGTTGCGGGCATTGCAGCGCATGCAACTATTAGTATTAGCTATGTCCCTCGCCATCACTAAGCGGACCGATTGCACCTCGTTCAAGGCCACTATGGTGGACGACGTTATTGAATTTTTCCGCAGCAACAAGGCCAAGGTGCACGTGGTTGTAATAGGCCGAGAAGAAGGCCCCCATGGCCCCGGTTGCACTTGCCCGCCCGAGGATGAGGATGATGACGGTTGCCAGACAAAACATTAAATCGCTGCCGCAGTGGGCGCAGGATTATATCCAGGAATTGGAGGCTAGGGCGCAGGACGCACGGGCCGCCCTAGATAAACTCACTGATGATGCCGCGCCGACCAACATTGAAATAATAGAAACAATAATGATAGCGGGACAACCAAGCACGATACGCCGGTATGTGCCGGGTCACAGGATAGTCATATGGGGACCCGGGGTAACGATTGACGTCCTGCCCAACTGAGGCACCACCAATGACCACACGAAATGCCCTTTTATGCGATAGATTTTGAAGATAAACACTTGTGATCCGCTATTTTTGCGTCCGCGTCGGCAACTGGAAGTTTCAGGATTGGCGTTTGTATCGGTGGCGACAGCACCAAGACGCGAAGACCGGCAAGAATAAGTGGTACATGTGGGACAAGGTAATATGATCAGGTGCTGGCTATTCGGGCATAGACCTCACAAGGCATACGCGAGTGAAGCCGCGTGGGGGGAGTTGAGCACTCCCTATTATGATGGGGTTGGTCGAGCGCATCGAGATGTTTACAGTGAATGTGATAGATGCGGCAAGCGACTGCTGATAGCAAAGACTATTGATAATCTAACTTCAAACCTGCGACCACACGAGATACCCAGTCATGAGTGACACCACCATCACTGTCCCAGCCGCTTACGAGGCGTTTGCGCGCGACTTATTGAATCTAAGTCGTAAGCATGGCATCGGCAAGTTTGAGCTGGACATCGAGCCGGAGTGGCGCAATGCAGATATGCAAGGCGTTTCAGTTAAGTTTCATGGCGCATTGATTGACGGACGCGGGAGACCAGACACTCGGCTGTCAATGGAAGTATCGGCGCACCGATACCTTGATGTGCCTTTTGAGCCAATACCACCTCTTGAGGCAGGAGATGCATCACATGGTTAAGTGGCTACGCAGCTTCTGCGGATTTAATGAGGTACGGCGCAACGCAGAAGGGAAGCATTATTGTCCCTGCTGCGGAAAGGTGATGCCGGACGATTTCGAGACTGTAATCAAGCTGACTTTACCCAAGCGCTTCTTGGAACAGTTAAAAAAGCAGTGCACACCTCCTGAGGCAACAGATGATCGGTGAAACCGAATTCAACGCCGAGATGCGCGCAGCGCTCAAGCGGCAAGGCATGAAATGTATGCACGTGCGGGAGACGGAAAATCCCGGCGTGTTTGACTTGTTGATCTATAAAGACACTTGGCTGATCGCCTGGGCCGAGCTTAAAATGAGCGACAATAAGTTGGAGGCAAGTCAGGAGGAGTTCGCCAAGTATCACCAATCAACCGCCGCGTTGATACGGTTTGAGCTGGCTGGCCCTAATCCCCGTGGCGGATACCTCCTGACGCTGTCGCGCTACCCCTTTACTAAGAGCGCAAGAGTGTTGCGGGCTTTTAGGGCGGAGGATTGGAAATTAGCGATAAATCATGTTCAATGGCTAAGCGCACTATGTACTTGAACATTGACGCGGATGTTTTAGGCGTGGTATCATGGAGCATGTGGGTCCCCACGCTAATTGAACTATTGAGGTAAATGAAATGGCTAGTAAGAAAAAGTCTACCAAGACTGACAAGACATCGGCAGGCGTACGTGCCATCGCGGGCATTGAACACGACATCAGCCACTATCGTACTGTGAAGAATGCCAAGGGAGCCACGTCCCGAGATAGCGGTGACGACGTTGCCCAGATGTTGGGAGGCAAGACGATCGACGAAGTTTATACACTCGTAGCAAAGAAGATCAAAGAGGAAGAGGTTGATCTACGCAAGCGTTTCAAACACTTGAACCCCGGCATGCAGCGCATGAACCTGGGTAATATGCTACGGCGCGCTCTGCGCGAAAAGGCAGCGGCTTAACTCCCACCCCGTCAAGGACGGTGCTAGGAGCGGTCAACTGGCGTGGTCATGGGGCGAAAACTGACGGAAGTCTATCGTAGCTCACCAGATAACAGTTGACCAAGTCGAGGCGGCCCCCTCCCCCGTTGCAAGGACGAGGGGGCCTTTTTAATAGCGGATAGTTTAAGAGGCCCACATGCCGATCACAGACGATCAAGTCAAGCAATTTATGGCTTTGTACGTCAGCAACCAACGGTCATTCGGGTCGTGGATGCCAGACACTGGTAAGATGTACACGGTTAAACGCGCCTACGAAGCCATCCACGCGCGCGCCCACCTTGAAGGAGAGATTGGGATCGGGATGGTGGCAATCACCGACGACAGCAAATGCGCCTGGGCAGCCATCGATATCGACACCCACGGTAAAAACGCAAAGCCGATTGATATTGCGGAGCTTGATGCGAAAATTCTAAAATATAATCTGCCGCTGATCCCGTGTCGATCGAAATCGGGCGGCGTACACTGCTACCTGTTCCTCACCGAACCAACGGCCGCCTCCAAAGTGCGCTTATTGCTTAGTCGGTGGTCAGCGCGACTAGGCGTGACCGGCGCTGAAATCTTCCCGAAGCAAGAGACCCTGGACCCTGAAAACACCCCCGGGGTGTTGGGTAATTGGATCAACCTACCATACTGTAAGGCCGAGGACACAGTGCGGTACGCCCAAGTCGACGGCAGACGCTTGTCGCTTGATGAATTCTTGGCCCGCGCCAAAGCCAAGCGATACAAAGTAGAAGACAAAGACCTATTAGACGACGACTTGTACTCTCGGGGGCCGCCTTGCATTCAGAAAATGATCAAAGGAGCCATTCCGGAGGGCTCACGCAACACAGGGGTGTTTCAGGCGGGTATTTTCTTGAAGCGCGCAGCGCCGGAAACGTGGCGCGGGTTGCTCAACGAGTTTAATCAGACTGCTACCGATGCACCCCTATCCAGCCACGAGATGAAAACTATCGTCGGCTCAGTATCCCGCAAAGATTACAACTATAAGTGTCGCGAGTCGCCTTGCAAAGATTTCTGCGACCGCGACACCTGCCGACTACGAGAATTTGGTATAACCTTGGACGACAGCAAGGCCACAGAAGTGCCGTTGTTCGATAAGGTTGAGAAGATTATTGCGACCCCAATCAGATGGGTGATTCACGTAAAAGGCAGCAGCATCGAGTTGACCACCCCCGAATTGTTTGACTATCAGAAAGTACGAATAGCGGTCGGTGAGCGCCTCCACTTAGTTCTGCCGTTGATGAAGCGCGACGAATGGGACTTATATTTGCGTGACATGATGCGCAAGATTGAAATAAAAGAAGAAATCACGTACGAAGACACCCTATTTGAAAAGTTGTGTAGATTCCTGAGCAAGGCGCGCGACGATAAATCATTAGACGAGGACGAGCGCCGGTCGGACCTCAACCGGCACCGGCCAGCCCTAATTTCTACCAGTCAAGTGAAGTTTGGCCCCGGGGGTTCTATCGGCGAAAAGGAGATCAAGGATTGGTATTACGCATTTAGAGGGCCGGACTTCATAGAACACTTAAAACGGCAAAAATCACTGACGCTACCGGAACACACTGTGTATTCTTACTTAGTTAAGATATTAGGTGAGGATAGTAAACGTGACCGAGTGAAGCACAAACATGGCGAGGCCCGTAACGTGTGGTTTGTGCCGGAGTCGGCCGTGGTTATGGAGGCAGTGCCAGCCCGCGAATTTAAGACGGAGTATTAAGTATGGAAGTTACAATCGACGAAGAGCGCCGCCGTTTTCTATTTAAACCCGGCCCGGATATCGGGGCGCACACCGTCCTACTTAAGCTACCGTCACGGCGGTGGATGGCGGCCAGTCAGACGTTTGTTGTGCCCTGGACGCGCCTTAATGCCTTGAGGTTGCAGGAAGCCAGCAGTCAATTGAGCCTGGATAGACCCGTGCAAAGCAAACTAGAGGAGTTAACGGCACGCAAAGGAAACGGCGACAAATTTCCGGATTGGTACGCGTATAAAACCAGACCAATGCCACAACAGATAGAGGCGGCCCACCACGCATTTGCAACCGGCACTGCAGCGCTGTTTATGGATATGGGCACCGGCAAGACTAAGTCGGCTATCGATACTTTGGTCGCGGCGTTCTACGCGCATAAGATATCGGCGGTGGTGGTGGTGTGCCCCCTGACGGTGTCGTCCGTCTGGAAAAACGAAATGGCCACACACTGCCCGTGCCCCCACGTAGTAACCTACGTCCGCAGTAACACCCCACTGCATAAAATCGCACTATCGCAAGACAAGTTAAATGTATTGGTGGTCGGTGTAGAGTCACTATCTCAGGGTAAGGCAGGCGAAAATTTATTGGGGTTTGTGCGGGCACATCGACCGGCGATGGTGGTCGATGAATCGTCCGACATCAAAAACCACGCCACGATTAGGACGCGGGCTGTGATCGAAATGGGTAAACACGCGCCCATGAAAATGATACTATCAGGCACGCCGGTCATCAAAAATATTATTGACCTATATGCGCAGTTCGAATTCCTAGACCCGAACATCATCGGCGTTGGTGACTATTACGCGTTTCGGAATCGCTACTGTATAATGGGCGGATATAAGCGAAAGGAGATCGTGGGATATGACAATATAGACGAATTGATGGGCTTGATTAACCCATACATCTATAGTTGCACCAAGGAGCAGGTAATGGCATACCTACCCCCTAAAACTTACACGGTCCGGACGATTCAAATGTCCGAGGCGCAGAAGGAAGCCTATACCAAAATAAAGAAGAATAAAATGGAGAAAGTGGATGTCAAAAACACCCTCACCAAGGCGCTGCGCTTACAGCAAGTGGTGGGGGGATATTTAGGCACAGGTAAAAAGGAAGACGATAATTATTTTATGGAGGACACTCGCGAATTGGTGGAGTTAGTGCCGCCCGAGAAGAACCCAAAAATAGCGGAATTGGTGCGCATCGCCGAACAGGATAATAGGCAAATGATCGTTTGGGCGCGCTATAAAGCTGAAGTAGAAGCCATCACTAAAATGCTCAGACCATTAGGCCGCGTCGTCAATATGGTGGGCGGCATGAGCATCGATGAAAAGGAGGAGGTGCAGCGGGCTTTTCAGGCGGGCGAGGCGAAGTTCTTTGTAGGCACCCAACAGGCGGGCGGTATAGGTATCACCCTGACGGCGGCGCACACTGTGGTGTATTACAGCAACACCAACTCATACCGCGATCGAATTCAATCCGAAGACCGCGCGCACCGTAAAGGATTGGTGCATGGGGTATTGTACATAGACTTGTTGATGGATAAGACTGTCGACATAGGCATTATTACCTCGATTCACGAAAAACGCGACTTGGCCGATTATGTGGCCGACCGGCTCGCACAGAGGCAATCGGTTGACAAAATTTTGGAGGGCGATGATAATGAGTGATAAAATACCTATCACATGGTATTGTACCAAGTGCGGTAGCCCCGCTATAGAATATTGCAAAGAGCACCACCCCAGTCGGATCATTGATTTAGTGCCACGTGAAATAGACCCAGCTGGCTTGCATCCCTCAACCCCCGGCGCTAAGACGGACGCGGGTAAGGAGCCGGTTGACGAGGGTCTGTTTGATTACTTTGCCCTAGCTCTGTTGGAGGTCGCGAAAGTGTCGGGCGCGGGGGCAGAGAAGTATAAGGGATTCGGCGGCTGGCGCAAAGTTGAAAACAAGGAGAAGCGTTATGCCAACGCCTTGGGGCGTCACACTTTGAAGCGCCACGCCGAGGGCAAATTCGATAAGGATGGTATGCGACACAGAGCTCAAATAGCATGGAACGCCCTATTGTTATTGCAGCTTGAACTGGAGGAAGAACATGAGTAATCCAGATATCGTGTATAAAACAGCCTATGCATCCGAAAACGAAGCTAGAGCGTTGTGGTCTAATTTATTAGATAATGACAAACTTGAAATTCAGGCAATCGTGATACATATGTTGGCCGACCCGCAGAATCTACCCGTAGCTTGGATTATTACAGAGAAAAAGGCGATTGAATCTATTCCGTAGCCTTCGACTGTGATATACTACGTCCATATTCGATAGAGGATTTTATGTCTAGAAGTAAACCAAACGTGTACATCGTGGAGCGTATGCCCTTCGACTACTCAGCGGCAGCCACCTTCGGTGAAGTCGTGTTCATGGAAAGCCAAAAGCTGGCCCCGGACGCCCCTAATGAAGATGGTATGTGCAAATTGAACGCGGCGATAGTATCCGAGGCCGCGCATCAACTGGCTGATTACATCCCCGGTTATGACTACCTCGTGCCGACCGGGTCCCCCGTTAAAATCATGATGGTCGGGATGCTATTAACCAGCAAAGGAGGCAACCACAAGATCCTGAAGTGGGATGACCGCACGCAACGATACATGTGCCACACGATGGGGGTGTCGAAATGACTGAAGCAGAATACAAGCCTGACCCGCGCGCCCTGAAGGCCAATGCCGCCATCGCATTTCTACAGAGCTACGTGGCCGATCTTAAAGAGCGCGCCCTGAGGCCGACCAACGGCGCAGTGGATTGCATCAAGATCATGGACGAGGTAAACACCCTTAAATCACGCATCGCCGAGGCAGTAAAGTCGCCGCTTGAAGAAATTTACGACATGTTGCGCTTTGCGATCATCCCAGCCCGCATGGATGCTGAAGACATCACTAGCGTAAAGGTGGACGGTATTGGTAGATGCAATACAGTGCCGGACGTCCAAGTCAAGCAGTTGGACAAAGATGGCCTGTTTAATTGGCTTAGCGAAAACGAGCTGGAGGACATGATCACCCGCAACGTTAACGCTCAAACTCTGGCCGCCTTCGTCCGTGGCCGCATCAAGGACGGTAAACCGATCCCGACCGACGATATTTTGAAAGTTACCCCCATCCAACGTGCTCAAATCACACGAGGCTAATATGTCTAAAGCTGAAAAAATGACCGCCCCAGCGTCCGGCGCTGTCAACGCCCCCGTCAAACCGAATCAGACCGCTGTCGCCGTGCCCGACTACATTAAGCAGGGCAGCAATCGAGGTAGCGAAAACGTCAAAGCCACGGATATTATCATCCCACGGCTCGATTTGGTGCAGGCGCTGTCGCCGTGCCTCAAGAAATCCGACCCTGAATACATCGAGGGCGCGGAACCCGGCATGCTGTTCAATTCACTCACCCGTAAGTTGTATGGTCACGCGGCCCTGATCTGCCCTGTCTATTACCGCACCGAATATTTGGTGTGGCGTGACCGCAAAAAGGGTGGCGGGTTTCGGGGCGCGTTCCAATCCAACGCTGAGGCGCAACAGCGCATAAAGGAAGAGGAGGAAGCGCCGGAAGAGTTCGAGGCAATTGAAACCGGCCAACAAATCGTGTTGGTTATCTGCGAGGATGGCACAATCGACGAGGCGGTAATTTCGATGTCCCGCACCAAGTTGAAAGTATCGCGGCAGCTTAATTCGTTGGTGCGCATCGCGGGCGGCGACCGGTTCAGCCGTACCTACACTGCGATGGGCGTCGAGGAGCAGAACGCCAACGGCGACGACTACTACAACTACTCGTTTGGTATCTCGGGATTCCCGGCGCGTGAAGTATATGAACAAGCCGAAAAGATGTACGATTCTATCGCCAGCGGCAACCGCAAGGTGGTGTTGGACACCGACCACGAAGAGCAGATGAAAATGGCCGACAAGGTGGTGCCATACTGAACCCGCGAGGCGCGGCTAATACTTTGAAATGATTGGGGCGTAGTGTCTCCCATTTCTCTGGCGGACGCGGTACTGGGCGCAATCACCCCAAGGGCGAGTTAGAAGCTAAACGCACGGTTGCTCAGGTGCGGCCCGAGGGGACTTTGGAAATAGAGAATGAAAGTTGTAGACCGTTATCCATCGGCGAGTATTGAAGAGCGCCCGCCATGTGAAGCGGAACTAAGTCGGAGTACCGTTGAACAGAACCGTAAATGGACCGCTAGAAATAAAGGTGGAGGTGCGCAGTTTCGACTTCGCACTAGCCGTCAGTTAGATCAAGAACACTGCGGTATGAACTCACGGTATTTGATCGATGGCAAATATTACTGCCGGAAACATGCGGCTTATTACGTACTGGATAGAGTAGCAATAACATGAAAGCAAACGTTATATACGGTCCCCCGGGCACCGGCAAGACTCGCCGGTTGATCGAAGTGTTGAACAATAAGGCCACGCCCGGCACGATGTTCGTGTCGCACACTCGGGCAGCAGCGTTTGAGGCAGTTAATCGATTCGGCGCGAACAACACACGCGGCGTAGACATTCAGACATTGCATAGCTGGTGCTTCAAAGCATTATCCATGTCCAAAGCCCAGACGGTGGATGACGCCAAACTCACTGAATTTACAGAGGCGTTCGGCTTGGATATGTCCGACGACGGCGAGGGCCGCAAGTACGTAGACTTGATGTCGTTTGCGCGAGCCAAGCAAGTGAGCCCGATCGAAGCCTACCACAAATACACCAGTCACCCTGGCACTTTCGCCGAGTTTAATACCTTCGTCACCTCCTACGCCGCCTGGAAGGCCAAGTTTGGCTACAAAGATTTCTCAGATATGCTAGAAGATGGCAGCAAATTGAAGCGCAGCCCCCGCCCAATCCCGATGTTGTTCATAGACGAAGCCCAAGACTTGTCACGTTTGCACTGGGCTGTGGTGGACAATATAATCCGCTTGAACCCCAACATCGAAGTAATCATCGCAGGCGACGATGACCAAGCATTGTACTCATTTGCAGGGGCCGACCCCCACCTTATGGACGACTTCGGTAACCGCCACGGGGCGTCAGTCGAGGTTTTGGGGCAGTCCTACCGGGTGCCGCAGAAAGTGCACGAAGTGGCCACACAAATCATCGAACGAGTCGAGCGCCGCGTCCCGAAGCAATACGCCCCCACCAGTGAGCCGGGCCGCGTGGAGCGCGCCGGTGGTCCGTATGACATCGTCATCACTCCCGGCGCTGATAGCCTTATCCTGTACGGCGACCGGTTTACCCGCGAGGAGGTTGAAGCGGGATTATTGGATATGGTCGTACCCTATACGGCGCTCGGCGGCATGCCCGCGCCCCTTGACACTAAAGCCGGGCGTGCGCTACGCTTAGCTGAGAAATTCGACGGGTCACAGGAGGCGGCTAACCACATCGTGTCATGCTTGAACCCCAAAGGGAAGGCCATATATGACACGATTGGTATTGATGCAATCGTGGATAAGTTACACAGTCGGGAATTGTCGATAGTCAACGTGTTCTGGAAGCATGAGGAGTACTTACATGCCGTAGACGTCAAATCCGAGCCTAAAGTAAGGATAAGTACGATCCACGGCGCTAAAGGCATGGAGGCGGACGAGGTGCACTTGGTTACGGCGCAATCGCAAGCAGCACTACGTGAGGCGTCTATCAACCCTGACTCGCAACATAGAGTTTATTACGTGGGGGCGACGCGAGCCCGCCATAATCTTTTCATTTACGAGGGTGAGCAAAGTTATGAAATTTGATAAGGCGTTGATTATTGACACCGAAACTACCGGCTTTGATCGGCCGGTTGCTATCGAAATAGCCCACGCACCGATCCCGATCGAGAAAATGGACGATATCTGGTGTCGTAGATTCAATCCAGGCAAACCGATTGAGTTCGACGCAATGGCCGCCCACCATATTTTTGATAGCGAGTTGGTAGACGAACCGCCCGCAGCGAGTTTTGAACTACCCCCCAACACTGATTATTTAATAGGGCACAATATTGATTTTGATTGGGAAGTAATAGGAAAGCCCAAAATTAAACGAATTTGCACGTTAGCCCTGGCCCGCCATTTCTGGCCGGACGCCAGCCACAAACTAGGGGCTCTAGCTTATAAATTGCTAGGGCCGATATACGAGGAAAGAAACGATAGCGGGGCTCTGCGGACACTTCTAAAAGAAGCCCATGGAGCCAAAGTCGACGTGATGATTACTTTCATGATTTTCGACATAATCTTACGGGAGTTGCCATCACATATCGATACGCTGGAGAAATTATGGGACTTCTGCGAGATGGCCCGCGTCCCGAGCCGCATCAACTTCGGCAAGCACAAGGGCGAGTTGATCAAAGACCTCCCATACAGTTATAAAACATGGTTACTGCGACAAGAGGACGTGGACCAATACTTGCGGGCGGCACTGCTGGGTAAAACCCGTGTCGAAGACTAGAATGGACCGGCGCACCTTGATAGTATGGGAGCATTGGGATATGTGCTCCGACCATTATGTAGTGTGTTTAGAGGACCCTGGGACGGGGCTGTGTGAGGAGCGTAAAATATCTAGGTTCACATTTAAAGAGTTGATTAATTCATACGAGTGCCGCGACCTTATACAATGGGAAATAGAAAAGATGCTTGTGTGTTTGAAGATCAAGTGTTACGCCCGCGATATTGGGTTTGTAGATGGTTGAGTACCCCAATCTTAACGGCCGCGTAGTAGCAGCCGACGGTGAAACCACCGGGCTATCCTGGCAGCGGGATAAACTATTCGGGGTTGCTATCGCGTTCCGATCGGAAACTGGCGCGCTTGAGTCCGAGTATTTTGACTTGCGTAAGGGTAACAACTTAATATGGGCGCGGCACGCGTTCGCTAGCGTAAAGCTATGGATTAACCACAACATCAAATTCGACGCCCATTTCTTTAGGGAGACCGGTATTGAGTTCCCGATGGGCCGACTAGCTTGCACAATGATCCGTGAAGCTATTATTGAAGAGAACAAATATGAATACGGGCTCGATGCCGTCGCATTTAAATACCTACAACGGCACAAGGAAGAAATCTGGGTTGAGTTGGCCCGTCTTTTTGGTGGCAAGCCAGATAAGGACACACAAATCCGTAACCTTCCCAGGGCACCTGAGTCGGTGGTGGCTAAATACGCCAAGATCGACGCCGAGCTGGCTTACCTCATATGGGAAGAGCAGGAAAAGATAATCGAGTCGGACAACCTTCACCAAGTAAACCGCCTTGAGCATGACTTACTGCCGGTAGTTATCGGGATGGAACGGCGCGGCGTGCGGGTCGACATCCCCGCCGCCGAGGAAGCCCACCGCAAGATGGGTGAAATCATATATGACTTACAGAACAAATTGGAAGAAATCGCGCGCCGACCGATGAACGTCAATTCAGGGCCACAAGTAAAGGACCTACTAGGTTGCCATCAAAAAGAGGATGGCAACTGGCACTTGAAAGACGGCACTAAACTTGAGAAAACGGAAAAAGGAGCGGCATCATTAGACTCGGTGAAATTGCAACAATGCACGCTACCCGAGGCCCAGATGATTGTAGATCTGCGCGGCTACATCAAGGCCCGTGATGTGTTCATCGGTAAATACATCCTACAAATGAATCACAAGGGTTACGTATATGCCAACATCAACCAAACGCGTACCGAAGACGGTAATGGAATCTATACTGGAAGACTTTCTATTACAGAACCAGCGTTACAACAGATTCATAAACGCAACAAAAAAATGGCTGCCATTGTCCGGGCATGTTTTGTTCCTGACGAGGGGGACGACTGGCTATGCTATGATTGGAGCCAGATGGACTTTCGCATATTCGCCCAATACCTCAATGATTACCGTATCAACGAAATGTATGCCCAAGACGACAAGACCGACTTTCATTCGCTCATCGCCAGTCTTACGGGGTTGCCTCGTGACCGTGACCAGAAAACCGGTGGGGCCAACGCTAAACAAATTAACCTTGCATGCGTTTTCGGGATGGGGGCGGGGGAACTCGCAAAGCAATGCGGTCTACCTTATTCACTGCACCCCAGCGGACGCTACTTGGTCGCGGGTCCTGAGGCTAAAGCACTTTTTGCCAAGTATCACGACAATATCAAGGGAGTGCGTAAACTACAAAATAGCGTAGAATCCGTGGCTAAATCGCGTGGCTATATCCTGACGCCAGTAGGTAGGCATATCCGCTTTCCGGACGGGGACGGCGCACACAAAGCAGCTGGCTTGCTGTACCAAAGCACTGCCGCCGACTGTATGAAGGTAAAAATGATAGAGGTGGACAAACTATTAAAACAATCAGGAGAGGCGGAATTGATGGTCGTTGTACATGACGAGTTCGACATTTCAGCCAGAAGGGATAGGCGTAAAGAATTGTCAGAAGAAATAAGAAACGTTCTTCAGAAGTTTGATGGGGTCGACACCCCGATTAAATTTAGGATACCTATACGGGCCGACCTAGGCATAGGAGAAAACTGGTGGGCGGCAAGCAAATGATACGAAAACCGGGTGAACCCAACTTGACTTCGGCCCGAATAATAGGTAAACCTTGCCCTAAATGCGGCCATAGTGTGCGGTATATCAAGACGCGCAGCTGTGTGTGGTGCCATAAAGGCATGATTAACCGGTCGAAGGCCCTAAAGAGGGCCACGGCAGGCCACCCTTATCGCGATAAGATGCTGAACTTGGCTAGGATAAGGATGATCAAACTAAGAGAAAACTCAGAATATCGCAAAAAATCAAATGAGGCTAGGGCCCAATGGCATAGAGATAACTATAATAAAGTTAGAGATAGATATATAACCGCAGCCAGAGAAAGAGAGATAGTAATGACAGCCAGAATACCCCCATGGGCTGATCGGTCCAAGATAGCCGAAATATACGCAGACGCCCGCAGACAAGGTAAAGTAGTAGACCATGAAATACCATTGAGAGGCATTTCAGTGTGTGGGTTGCATGTAGAAACCAACTTGAGAATCACTAGTTTCAAAGAAAACGCCGCTAAAGGCAACAAATTATTAGAGGAATTTATATGACCGAGCGCACAGTTATTGTTGACATGCAATGGGGTTCTTGCGGTAAAGGCCAAATTGCTGGTTCCCTGGCCTCTAAGTCGGGCATGTTTGACACCGCAGCGACCGCCTGGGCACCTAACGCGGGTCACACCTTCCGAGACAGTGACAAGAAATATGTGCACACCATGCTGGCGTCATCGGCGGTGGCCCCCTCAGTGCACACCATCTTGATCGGCCCGGGCTCCGTACTGAACGTCAACGCCCTGCTTAATGAAATCGTAGCTGCCGGTGATGCTATGAAGGGTAAAAATATTATTATCCACCCCAACGCGGCGTTGCTATTGCCGCATCATTCGGAGGAGGAACAAAAGTATGTGCGAATAGGCAGCACCATGAAGGGCAGCGCGGCGGCTGTAATTCAAAAAATGCACCGAGACCCGGGGTGCAACAACATAGTGGGCCACCTTAACCGTGACGTGCTAATGTCGCTGTCTGGGTTAGGCGTTGAAATAATGATCGACGAGGACAGCTACAACCATGCCGTTAAAACATCGCGACACATGTTAGTGGAGGGCGCACAAGGCTCCAGCTTGTCAATCCATTCGCGCTTCTACCCATACACCACATCCCGCGACGTATCGGTAAATCAAATTTTAGCCGACTGCAGACTGCCATGGAGTACACCAACGACAGTGATAGGTGTGTGCCGCACCTTCCCGATCCGCGTTGCTAACCGCTTCGACGCCGACGGTAATCAGATAGGAACGTCGGGCGGTTATTACGAGGACCAAGAGGAATTGGATTGGAAGAAAGACTTGGGCCGCGAACCGGAGTTGACCACGGTAACAAAACTGCCCCGGCGTGTGTTTTCATTAAGCCGCGAACAACTGCACGAATCGGCTTACATCAACAACCCAACAATTATGGCTTTGACTTTTTGCGATTACCTGTTGGAGCCCGGCCAAACCGTGAAGATTGGCGACCCAATTCCTGAATACGTGTTAGCTCAAATGAACATAGTGCAAGGAGCCACCGACGCCTATGTTCGACTGCTGTCGTTCGGTCCGGACACGTCCGACGTGTGCGGCGTCAACATGGAAAACGGGACCTTGACGCCTGTCGACGGTGATATTTTAATGCCGTTTTGAGGTTAAGATGGCTGATTGGAACACTAAACGTAATACTCCCTATACTGCTATCGGGATAGTCAAGTTAAAATGTATCCGGTGTGGTCGTCCCGCAAAATACCAATGGCAGATATGTAGTGACGGGAATAACTATAGACCCTTGTGTGGCAATTGTGACGCAGCTATAAATCGTCTAGTTTTGAGATGGATGAAGCACCCCAACGCCAGTAAATTAATATCGGAATACGATAAGAGAGTACTTAAATGAGACAAGATATCGATTGGAACAACATCCGTGAAGTCCAGCAGGAAATCCACGCGTGGGCCAACCGTACTTTCCCGAAGCGCACCGACTACGGCGCATTCACTAAATTAGTCATGGAGGAAATACCGGAGCTAATTCAACATAAAAAGGAAAAAGGTGTCAAGGACATTGGCCCGGAGCTGGCTGATACTTTCATCCTACTTATGGACTTGGCGATGATGTGGGGGGTTGACATACCATCGGCACTGGCTAACAAAATGGAAGTGAACGACCGGCGCATGTGGAACTTCGACCCGGTGGCTGGGGTGTATCAACACGTAGCCATCAAGCACCCGCCAGTGGAGCAGAAAGAATGAAAGCGGATCTAGTCAAATGCCTACGCGTGGGCGGTGTACCACGTTGGTCTATAGTCGCTGTCAACCGCACGCAATCAGTGGCGGAACACAGCTATAACGTATGGCTGATTACTAGCGTGCTTTACGACATTCTATATCCGACACCACACAACTCGCCAGAGAAACAATTAACGCTTGAGTACGCCCTAACTCATGACCTAGCTGAAACAATAACCGGCGACATACCGACGCCCGCCAAGGCTATGATAGAAAGCATTAACCCAGGCTTGCTAGATAAGTTGGAGGGTATGTCACTACAACTGGTGTACCCCCAAGCTATTAACACCAACCGCGCGGTTGTTAATACCCCCGGTCAGGCTATCGTAAAGCTGGCGGACCATATGGAAGCTCTAACTTACATTAAGAAATATGGTGGTGCCTGTGAGGACGTGGAAGCCGTAATCAAGCGGAGCCTATGGAAACACTTGGATACCACGCAAAAGCGGTATCCACAAATAGAATGGGTCCGGGCGGTCAACTACATAGTTGAGGTGTTCCCAGAGCTGGGCGGCCCGGACCCGATGGATTAAGATACGGTCAAAACGCCAGCCGCTGGCACAGGGTTGACGGTGATTCCGACACTACGCGACACCGATCCGGTGGCAAAAACTTTACTGGCGATGTTTGAACAAGGTCCTTCAACATTATTGAGATTAACCGTGCCGATACAAAAGAACCACGTGCCGACTGCTAGATTGCTAATGGTAGTGGTCAGTGTGGTAGGACTGGGGATTTTCAGTGTCTGTGATAACGCTGTACTTGACGTACCGTAGTGGATGTTGTACCCGTTCGGGTCAGTGAAGGGTGAATTATCGGTATTTTGAGTAGGAGGAACCCAAGTTAAAACAGCTGAAGAGTCGGCAGGCCACGTGCAGGTAAGATTATAAGTCTTACTGCTGGTAACAGCTGATAGGGTTGCGGTGCCCGATGCCGCTTTAGTTCCGGTCCAAGTGGTGTCCCCCGACGCGGTACATGAGGTGGCAGCTGGAGTGGTTGACCACGTTAGAATCGGGACAACCGACCCGTTGCCTGTAGTAGTCTGAGCGGTGAAAGTGAGAGTAGGCGCGGCCTGACCTACGGCAATGTTCTGCAGGGCTAGCAACAGCCCCAACGCGCTTGCAATTAACTTATTCATAAAACCTCATTTATCCTAAAAGTGATGAAACATAATCATCGAATGAAACAGAGCCGCCATCGGCCTTATCAAACGGGGGGTAGTCATCGTTAAAATCAGAATCGATGTCCGCGTCGACCCCATGGTGCCGGGTGGCCCGGCTTCGCATAACCGAGTCTTTAGCTTTAGCTGCTTTAGCTATTACTAACGCCTCCTCGTCGGAATGGCCCAGCGCCTTTAAGCTATCAATCATTTTTTGCGTCCCAGCGGTCACCGCCCCCACCTTGCCACCCTTGGCCAGCATCGGCATAGCGTTAACATTGGAGTCACTTTCTAATATCCTATTTAGGCGCTGAGCTGCCGAGTTTTGCTTGGCTTTCATTAGGTCGCCGATCGCCGCTTTAACATTGGGGTCGGACGCCGCCTCTTTATTAGACTGCAAGGCCGACACCGCTGACTGGTTGTCGCGGTTCGCAAGATGCGACATGGCGTTCTTGATTGCCTTGACAGCCTCAGCTGACTTACCGACTTTACCGCCGTCAGCATATTTATTACGTAATTGCCCTAGAGTCTTGCTCATATAGCCACCTTTGGACCAATGTGTTACGTTCGATTCAGCGCCTTGATCCGGGTCGCCAAGTACCCCTAGCGCACCACCGCCGATTGTACCAGATGAATATGCCCCCACGCTAGGGGTAATGGTCGGCCCAAGATACTCAGGGACAGCACCAAGTACCCTCCGGACACCCTTCGCCGCCGTCCCCGCCTCGCGTACGCCGCCAATCAGCGGTATCTGCCCCGCCATCACACCGAGCGAGTCGGCGGCGTGCTCCCCGAAGCCACGGGGACGGGACAGGCCCATACCCGTGCGGGTGGCGGTGTCTAGGCGACTGTATCGCTCGGCGGCGTCCTTCGACCACTGCGGTGTGTCCCAATTAGCGAGCTTTTCGAACCCAAAGTCAAGGTTCTTGAGCGGCGTGGTCGAAGGCCACTTTTGATCAGCGGCCACCAATAATTGCCCCAAGAGTGGCCCCAACTCGGGCAACGACAGTGCCGAGTCGACCAACCCGGGTTGGTCGACCGACTTACCGTGAATACCGGGTAACGCCGGTTGGCCATCCGGCCCAAGAGTGGCGAATTGAGTCACTAGTGAGCGCAGAGCCCTGGGCAAATACTCGTGTTTCTCATTACCGGTCAGCGTGCCCGCCGCGGCCCGGAGCGCCTTCAACTTTGGCGTGGGGGCACCCTCACTGACCGTGAGTTCATCTTCGGGCGTGGCGGGCTTAGAGCCGCGATAGCGTGTACGCAACTTAGCTAGGCCGCCATCGGCTTTCTTGAATACCCCGGTGCCCTTGTCCGCTTGATTAAACTCATGCGACACTTTAGAGGGCGGGCACGACGAATATTTAGCACCGTGACTGCAGGCAGCCATAAATCGGGCTTGTTTAGCACTACGGGACGGCATCGGCTTCCTCCTGCTCCTCCGGTAGAGCGTCCGGGTGCGGTAATGGCGTCGGACGGGCAAGTGCCCCGGCAGCCGCAGCACCAACCATAGCGGCTTTACCGGATAATTTCTTGCGCTTGGACAGCCGCACGGCAGCGTCTTCCAACTTGGACAAAGCGGCGCTGGCGTCTTTAGGGTCGCCCTTAGATAATACCGTAGCTACCTTATCGGCGGTCTCGTCCGTCATCGGCCACTGATGGCGCAGAATGTTCAAGCTACGGGTAAGCCATGATAAGGCCCCGACGCCAGGGGCCTCACGCAAATGTGGGTCCATGGTCTCCAGGATCGAAGTACCCCCAGCCGCTGTAGTTTTGCGCGCCCGCGCCGCCTCAGTAAGCAACGGTTTAGTGTGCTCAAAGTTTTGCATCTCACGGTCAAGTGCCGCCTTAAACACCTTAAACTCTGCTGGCTTGTCGAACACCGCTTGCAACTTATCGGTGATGTCAGGAGAACCGACTAAGCGGCGCGCGGCGTTGATGTCGGTCGACGGTGAATTAAGCATTGAATATAGGTTTTGGGCCACCCCCGATCGATACGCATCCCGCTCCGAGAAACCCATCTTAGCCACTTTACGGCGCACTTCTTCGGGCGTCATCTGGCTGAATTCCTCGCGGCCCGACTTCAAGGCGTCCACCATCTCAAGGTCACCGGCATACTGCTGACGGGCTTGAACGTAGTCGGGACTGACGGCGTCGAGTTGAGCTACTAAGTTATTGCGCATCTTACGCAGGATGCGGCCTTTATTGGTCGAACCGGTCGCCTCTTCAGCGTTAATCATGTCATCAAGAGCGCGTTTGGTGTAGTCTAGTGTTTGCAAATTAAGCGAAGACACCCCGGCTTTCTTACCGGCCCCCATTACCGCGCCCTTCGACACCGGCACTTGATCGGCCTTCATTAATTTAACCGCGTCTTTGAGGGCCTTGCGACCAAAGTCATTATCAAGGATCGGCCCGACAGTATTAAATGGCACCGGGGGCGCGTTCTTGTACGCAGCGTCATACAATGGTTTGGCGTTAGTATACAAATCGCCCTTCAACTTATCCAACTCGTCGAAATATTCGTTGGGCTTTAAGGATTGGTTAATACGCTCATTAACGCGGCCCCGGGCACCCATCTGGCGCTGGGCCAAATCGGTGGACAACTGTTCACCCTGCGGGGTGCCCTTGGCAATAGCAGCATTGGCCAACGCCCGCGTGTTGGGACCAGCTTCATCAAAAACAGTTGACGGAACCTTTTGGCGCTGTGCGCTACGCAGGGCACCCAACACTGTGGCTGGATCAGTTTTATCGCGCTGCAAAGCCCCGACCATGCGCCGGTCGGCACTAGTGAGTGTTGGCATACCCCGCGCATGGTCGGCCATAGAGAGTGCGCCAGACGTCCCGTATTTAGCAGCTAAACCGCCCAGCACCCCAGCACCCGTGCCCAATGCACCCGACTGCATGGCGGCATACAGACGATCCTCCGGACCCTCACCCCCGCCGACGCCAGAAGCCGCCCCAAAACCCGCGCCCCGGGCCGCCATGCCAGTCAGGCCAGAGCCCCCGGGAACCATAGCTAGCGGCAATGTACCGGCAGTAGCCGAAGCGCCAGACAGCATCGGATACTTTTGCATAAACCGGCGCAACAACTCTCGTTGGCGGGCAAGACTCTCGGCATCACCCGCGCCAAGCATTTCATCGCTCAAGCCCATCGTACCGCCCTGCAAAGCAGACAACAACATACCCTCAGGTATGGAGGGCTCTGAAACTTTACCGCCCCCGGCTTTCTTCTGCACCCCAAAGGCATCAACCGAACGGGCAATTTCCTCTAGAGTCCTCGGTCGTGACCGCATATCAATTTGAGGCGGTTGAGGGGCTAATTCCGGAGAAGTCAATTTCAACGAGGGGCTATTAGTTAAATACAACTCACCTAAATGGTTGAGCAGCGCCTCGCGGGCCACAGATGGGTCTTGACCAGTTGCTTGCGCCTCCTTCATCTGGTAGTACAACGCATTGAGGCGCTCACGGGTTGAAGTTGGCACTCCCTCCATATGTTTTGTGCCCCTCACCATCTCCTCGACATCGGGCTCCGCTCCTTGAACTGTATTGGACAGGCTCTTTAAAGCTTTCACAGCCGAACCCACCTTACCTCCAGCTGCTTTATGCTCAACCGGAACAGCGCCGCTGAAGTATTCCTTATACGACTTACGATCCGGGTTTAATTTTAGCTTACCCTGTGACGCCTTGTCGAAGATGGTGTTATCGTTCAAATACCTACGCCACATCGACTCGGCATGTGACGCCGTACCATTCGGATTAACAGCAAAGTAGTCATCCATATACGATTGTTTATCTAGCACCAACTGCTTTTTTACCTTAAAGGCAGTGGCAATATTATCGTTAGCATCATAATTCTTTGTGCGGCTAAAAGTAGCCTTCAAGAATTGTTTAGCATCATAGTCGGAGGTCTGACCCTCGCCCTTATTGCGCATTTGACGCGATAGGCGTGACGAAATACTGTCCATCTCCTGGGCTGCATCCGATAGCCCAGGCAACATGCCAACTGCCGGTCCGGACCGCTCCTCTTCATTGAGGACCATAAACCGATCGGCGTCGGTAATATCAGTCTGCGCGGCCTCGGCGTCGGTAGCCAGCGCATCCAACTTCTTTTGAGCTTGGCGGGATTCAATCGAACGGCGTGCGGCGCGCTCTTTAGTAGACAATCCTGCCCCTAAATCGGGCGCTACCGGCACGCCATAATCTGCGGCAATTCGTACACGCTCCTGCGTGTCCAACTCTTCCACATCGATACCGGCGCTTGCATTCCTTTGCTTAGTAGCAGTGCCGTATAATTGACGTACGCGATTAGCGAATTGTGGCGTACCCGGCGTAAGGCCCTCGTCCTGCGCCTGCTTGCCATAGGCACTCAACGATTTAGGAACGGTAGTGGTGCTCGCTGTGCTGGTTCCCATGGTGCGCAGTGCTTGAGCCATTAAAGCTGCTTGATTCTTTTGGCGGAGCTGTTCCATTTTCATCTTAGCGTCAAGAACAGGGGCACCGGCACCGATTTCGGCTGTATCCAACCCCAACAAGTCTTTGTTGCGGCCCGCCACATTTTTGTCAGTGGTCGCATTGTAATCGAGCATGCTACTGGCGACGTTACCCATCGTTTGACCAATAGTGTTGGCGGGCTTACCGAAACCCGCCGCCATAGACAACCAACGGCCGCCGGGGTTCATGCGGTGCGCTACCAGTCGGGCGCGTGCTTCTTGTAACGCTTTGCGAGTGGCCTCAGCTGAGTCCTCCATCCCAGTAATAACCACAGGGGTAGTGGTGTCCTTAGCCGCGAGACCCGCGTCTAGAATTTGTTGGGCATAGCGCTTAGCTTCAGGCGTGGTGGTCCGAGCTGACGCCAACACGGCGTCAAGCGCCGATGCGGGCGGCTCGTCATAGCCCAAATCGTCGACTGTCTCTAAATCAGTGTCATCATACGGCATATTTCTCTACTCGCATTGGTTAGGGTTGAGTAATAGCCCAGCCGAAATCCCTGGGTGTAAGCCCGGAAGCTGCCCATTTCTTATTGAAATCATCTCTGATCTGCCTTACTGTATTACGAGTCGATGGTCCTTGCGCGTCTAAAGCCTGCAGTTGCGCGTCTAAAGCCGATTTCTCGGACTGAAAACGGCCCCCCAGCGGAGTCAGCTCAGTTGACGTTCTAGTTAGAGCCCCATCATCCAAAGTTGAACCAGCGGCATAATTAGTAGGGCTCAAGTAATCTGTGGCCCACGTCCATGGTGAATTGTAAAATTCGCTATTCGATATTGGCTTTAGGACACTAGACACTTGGCCTATGCCGCTATTCACCAAATCCTCACCAGTGTCTTGGGCCGTTCTGTAACCTTGATATAGGCCAAGAACCCCTAGAATACCTTGACCCAGATTACCGCCCAACATCTCACCGAGCGATGACCCTAGCCCTGGCTGCGTAGAGGAAGCCTCAAGACCAGCCTCACTAGCAGAAGTCCCGAATTGGCTGCCTAAGTTGGTTGCGGCATTACTATAGCCAGCCCCCAACTCAGCCGCTGTGTTGGCCGCACCTACCCCGGTGGCAGCCCCTAGCCCGGTTGTCGCGCCTAAAGTCGGGGAGGCTATTGAACTAAATCCCGCCGTGCTCCCTGTGTCACCAAACATTTCCTGATATTTATCATAGGCATCCTTGCCATTTTTAGCCAGCTTCATATAGTCCACCAACCCAGGATTTTGGCTTTGCTGCTCGGCAGGGATTTGATCGCCCTGACCGGAGGTAAGTCCGGTCATATCAAACGAATAATTTTTAGGTGCGGCCCATTGGTGTTCCGGCCCCTCACCATAAGTGTTAAACCAATTGGCATCCATAGCCGGGGCCTGCGGTGTAGCAGAGGCGGCCATCATTTGAGGTAGCCCAGAGGAATTTATGAACTTCTTATCTCCTCGATCGACAGCGCCGCCATCAGCATATTCAACGTGGCCCCCATCCCGCGACCCGAATATATCGTAAATACCCTTAGCGCTACTGAGCAAGGAGGCAATATCCGACAATCCGGATGAAGATCCCGTGGCCCCAGCCTGCGGGCCAGTCTGCGTGGTGTTAGTCGTACGCGGAGCATTAGCCGCTTGATTGCCAAGTAACGTTGACAACCAATCAGTCATCTCTTTTGGGTACTGTTGCTGACGTTGCCAGTCGGAGTACGCTAGGTCCAAATTACCCTGATTCTGTGCTTGCTGCTCCTTACCGATCGTTTCAAGCGAGGCGGCATCCTTTAGACCCATTCCTTGCATAGCATTACCAGCATTGATCATGCTCTGGCCGCCCGTCATCTGCAACTGACCGGATTGACCCGCCGTAGTGGTGGCCTGTTTGTACGCATCGGACAGGGCAGCTAAGGACTGCGACTGCAAACCCTCGGTAACGTCACGGCCTGCGCGGTCCGCCTCCTCCGCCATCCGCGACGAACCATATTGGCCCGACGCTGTGAATATATTCTGCAATTGCGGCAGGATTTTCTCACTGTAGTTGCGATTAGCCTCTAGCGCGGCCCGATCGATAACGTTTTGAGTATACGGGTTCATATACTTGTTAATATTAGACGGGTCTAGAGCATTAGCACCGGACGTAATCATGCCTGTGCCCTGAGTAACAGCGGGTTGATACGAACCGATATTGGCACGTGTTAAATCATATGCCTTGTTCTGGTCCGGCGTGGCACTAGCGATGCGCGGCCCGGAATAAAGCGGCGCGGGCTCAGCGGCTATTTGGTTGGCGCGCCCCATCAATGCTTGTGAATAGTCGGACATCCACGCAGGCATTGACGACGTCGAACTACCATAAGTAGTAACGGATGGTGGGGGTTGGTTCCCAAAGAGAAAGTCTAAAACGCTGATAACGCACCCACCCTGTTGCCCTTCGCCGAATTATCGGATCGGGTAGCAAGTCCTAAATTATAATGAACGTGTAAGCCACAAACATTAACCCCGTTTAAAGGGATTTGATGATCAACGGTCAAACCCAACCGCCGTGCTTCCTTATAAACAGCTAATATTTTTTCACGGTCTGCCCAAGGAGGCATCGCCCGCCTGCATTGGGCTGTACGCAATCTTTGTCTGCTGGCGTGTTTAGACTTAACATCCGGGTCAGCAAGCCTAGCCCTATTAACAGCATTTTTACGCTCCCTGTTTTCCGGGATAGCCCTGTTATTGGCGTATCGTTTGCGAATAGCGGGGATCGTTATATACTCCTTGAACTTGCGGGCTTCTTCTGCCCTAAATTCAGGACTTTCGCGTCGTTTAGCCTTCTTTGCTATCATCTTCTCCCGATGACATCCGACACAGCGCGAATTGGCTATATACCGCACCCCTTCACATTCGGGGTGTTTAGAGCATAGCCACCCCTTGAACCGAGAGGTGCCCGGTATTTGTAACGTCATCCGATACGCTTTATTGCGGACCGAGGCTTCACTCATACTTCACCGCCTAGATAATGCTCGGCGTCTTTAGCATCAGGACTTATCTCACCTTTAACGAGCTTTTTGCCTTTCTGCTTGCGAATTCTAGCCCGCAATGAGTCCAGCTTCTTAGCCCCAGTATCCGAGCTGCCGTCACCCAGCAGGGCAACTGTTTCAGCGTCGATTACGTATTCGCCGTCAGATAGTCGGGCCGGAATACTATCAGACCGGCCCGAACCCGGGCCACGCACATAGGGGGTAGTAGAACTAGTTAACTCATCCATAGCCGACCCCAGACCGGACCCGACCGAGCCACCCCCTGCCTTAAAAAAATTGTGTTGGGGGGCTTGCCCGTACGTAAAATAGTCACCTTCATACGGAGTATAAGCCCCCTGCGGGGCAATATCAGATAATGAAGGCACGGGGCCCCGGGCGTAATTGTCGACGGACGGCAGCGACGCCTTAGCAGCTTTCTGCTTATCCTCATAACTACTATACATGCCAGCGCCACCAAGGGCTAACACGGGCCAATACTTACGGATGAACGCGCGCATTGACTCCGCTGAGTCAGGGTCGGCCGGGTCGGCCTCAGCACCCTCACCCCCCATAGTGGTGAGAGCCGTACCCAAGCCAGCAAGGGTAGCGCCGCCTTGCCCACCCACCCCCTTTATTTGATTGCCTGCAATGCCGCCCAACAGGGCATTACCGGCCAATTTTGCCGCTGTAGGGTCTTTGATTACCAAGCTGCCGAGCTGTTCACCGCCGCCGCCCAGCATGGCTCCGAGAGCGCCCCCGGATACCGCTCCGTGGCCGCCGTCGAGCAGGGCACCTAAGCCCGACCCCATGAGCGCAGTCCCCACAGCTTTGGCCCGGTCGCCCTCCAGACCGAACATCTCGCCCAGCTTCTGGCCCCAGTCGGGTATTTTAGTCCAGGATGTGTCGTCAGCCATATTTGTCACCCGAAAATAGCTTGATTAAATCTAGAGGCCCATTGACGCCAATCGTCAAACCCGTCTGGACGAGGCACGTCAAAAGCGGCGATTTGCGGGTTCTGTAGCCACTGCACAGCACACTCCCGCCATGAACCCTCATACCGAGCCAATGGCCCATATTGAACCAGATCGAGGGTGGTGGTGTCAAACCAATCAGGCTCCGGCATGCCGTACGGGATTATCACGATGTAATCCTCGAATCTGCTGGTTCAATATGGCCGATATTTTGACCCATCTGATAGTCACCCCCGACGGTGTTAGAGGCAAATTTAAAACGCATGAGTCGGCGCACTTCTTTAAGCTTTATAGTCTGCTCGTCAGCAGTTGTAGCAGCATCAGGGAAGGTGTGAATGCTAGAAGATTGATCAGGAGCGCGGGCATTTGCGCGGCCCGTCACCGTTAGTGTCATGTCGCCAACTTGCTCAAAATCTTGCTCCAGCCTAGAAATGCGTAAAGAAGCGTCTTGAGCCTGATCACCAACCAACATTGAGAGTTCAGACGTTTCAAAATAAGACTCAATAGGATGAATAACACTGCCATTAATTGAGTCCACACCAGTCTCGTGCTGCCACACAGAATACCCTGAAGTAGTTAAATCTAAGTCCGCCATGAAAGGTTTGTTGTATACCTTAGCAAACACACCAGCTGAACGACCGGCCCCCGGCAATTGCGTATCATACCATGTGCCTTCGCGCACATTGAATATGACGGCATGGGTGCACTCGGTAGCCGTGCCCCGAGGGTAGCACCACCAAATCTCGCCCCATCGCGGCACCTTAAATGCAAATACCTTCTGACGGTGCGTGTAGTTTAGGTTGTCAAAGAAGTAATTCTGGTTCATCGTGTTCGGCACCTCGCGCACGACGCCTGTAAACATCAAGAACCGATCAACCCCCGCCCAATAATACACCCCATCGTACTCAATGACACCCTGTGAAGACAGGATGGATGTTTCGCTAGAGATTGTATCGAAAGCCCAAGTGCTAGTGGAATTAAAGGTCATTCGAATTAGAGAGTCGAGAGACCACAATAACCCGGCGGGCCCAGTGCCGGTGCCGCGCAGAGGAAGACCACGAACGATTTTCTGTCCGGTAACAAAAGCCACCCCTGACAATAACGGAGTAGAAAAATCTAAAGGTTTGTTTGGGGCGCTCCAGCCTACCCTACCCGAATTGCCGAACTTAATCAAATAAGGCGGCAGGGCCACTATCCCGCCACTCTCGGGATCAGTAACAGCCCCGGCCACCAACACTCCAGCAGCATCAACCTGGGCATAATATATGTCTGATGTTGCTGAATTACTGATATCATTTAAGTTAAGACCGGGGTGGGCTAAGAGAGTGTTAACCACTCCCACTGAATCATACATCGTCTCGAATTGCCATAGAATATCGGTGGATGATGGAAAACCAGCCGGAGTACGATTGGACTGACCTATGAATACTCCCTGTGAATCGGCTCGTAGCTGAGTTAAAGTACTGGCCCCGCCCGTATGAAGATACTGTACTCCGCCTGAAGAAAATGAGGTCATTCCACGCACGATTTCAGGCTGGGTAGACGTTAAGCCTTGGTAGCCCCCGATCTTCCTAGGCAGACCACGATTAAATCTACACCACTGGCCGTCGATGTAGTTATCACCTTCAAACTCGGTCCCGTCTCGTTTGATGCCAGGAAGAGACCGAATGATTACTGGAGAGTTTTCCATATTAGTAAATTTCTAAATAACTCATGTATCCACTCTTCCCATACACCTCACCCTCCATATCCAGTAGGACCAATCCGCTAGCTCCCACGGGAAACCCATTAGTAGAATTCAAAGTGCTATCTCCTATCGTTGGGGCGGGAGAAGTGGAGGGAATGAGTCTTAATTCTTTCCTACCAACCCGAGCTGGCACAATTAAAGTCGGGCCTACACCCAGCGTTACAAATCCCGTAGACAGTTGAGTCATTGAAATCTCCCAGTTTAAGTGATGATTTGAGCTGACATGGTGGACCCAATTAAAACAGAAGCATTACTGGCGCTTGATGTTTGCTGCGCCCACTGCAATGATAAATTACCAGCGGAATTAGTCTGGATAACTCCCTTAATCACCACAGTGCCTTGGGGCTGCGTGCCACCGTTAGCGTTGACTGAGTTGACGGTCCCAATCTCGACAGTCGTAGCAAGGAGGCCAACATTGCCGTTGTTAACAGCTAGGAAAGACCCGGTTCTCCCTCCGCTCCGATCATTGCCGTTCTGAATGGTGCCTGAATATGCAGGCAACAATTTAATACCGGGGGTGGCAGTTGTATTACCAATATTGAGTACATACTCGATCAGATATTTTGTATTAGCCAACAGCGCCAAGCCGCTCAACTCGGGATCGTCTGACAGAACGGTCGTACTGGCCCGGTCTGTATCAACTGCCTTGGTCTTTCTAAGTTGCGTTACGAAAGTAGATACGGCAATCTTTTTGTTAGTCGCAGCTGAGGTGTCATAAGTCGGGATGAAGTCAGCCGCTGGATCGGGGGACGCGTCCGTGGTCAAACCGTTGATATCCAACGACAACGTCCGATTAGCCGACAGGTCTCCTCCACCAGAAACCCCGTTAGTCCCAGTAATTGTGGTGGCTGAAGCCGCAGCCCCCAACGTCGACCGACCAGCTGCGGCACTAGCAGCCGTAAACAAGGCATCGCCGGTGGCGGTAGCTCCTAAATTAGTGCGAGCAGTGGTCGCATTATTGGCCCCCGTGCCGCCATTCGCAACAGATATAGGAAAAGATGTTCCGGTTGACTGGGCAATAACAACATCAGTTCCGTCGCAGTACAAAATAGCGGAGGACCCTTGCGTGATGGTGATACCAGTTCCCGCCGCCGTCTTAACTGTAAGTGTGAAAGCGCCAGTAGTGGCGTTATTGACCCAATACTCTTGAACTGCAGTGGGGACTATTACATTCCTGTTTCCTGTTAACACCCCAGTTAGTTTATAGCTGATTTTGTTCAGCTCCGCCCCAGATAGGGTGTAATCGCCAGACCCAGCTACATTAACTGTAGTGTACGCGAATGAAGTACCTGCGCCACCGGAACCCCCAAACCCTAATGAATAATAATTAGCGCCATCTGTTATAACCCAAGCTGAATCGGCCTGTGAAAAAGTCTTAGAGGCCGCGCCGTCAATAAGTCCTGCGGTCGGTGTCACCGTCAAATCACCGGAACCGCTATTCTTAACAATAACAAACCAGTCAGAACCCACAGTGGTGGGGTCGGGCAGCGTAAACGCGCCAGAGCCGCTCGTCCATTGTATAGCTTTAGCCCGGTCCGCCTCGACTATCACATAGTTGATAGTCTTTGCCGAAATAGTGATCTGCTCATTGAGGGTAGTGGTGATAGCCTTTAGGCCCGCCCCAGCGAGCGCCGCCGCATTGGTCACTGACACCGACGCGCCATACTGGAATGTACGCCACGTGCCCGCCGCCGTCGAATTGTCTGTCAAGTAAACTTGCCACGCCGTGCCCGACACCAAAGACACGATAGTGCCGCCAGCTGAGTCCTTAATAGTTACAGTTTGAGCGCCCACATTGTTAAATAAGGAAGTAAAACCGGTGGTGGCTCGCGTAGCATCTGGCATCGTAATCGACAACCCAGGTGTGGACGTGCTCAAGTCGATTATGTCCGCTACGATGTTGCTGCCGCTGACCTGTTGTTCTATCGGCCATGCGAGCGTAACATCAACCGTGAGGGCCAGCGCTAAATAGGTGGTGTCAGACGGGTAAATCGTCGACCCACCAAATACTTGAGTAAATCCTGGCATGATTACGCCGCCTGTCTAGTCGTAGTACGGTCAATGATTTTCTGTAAATCTTGAACATTCACCGCATCTTTGATTGTTGTGTACATCCCTTCCCACGTGCTGATGCGCTTATCATCCTTCAAAAAGGGTGTAGCCTCCAACAAGGCTCGATATAGTAACAAATTTGGTTGGTAGTCTGTCAGCCAGTTGGTCTCGTTGGTCTCGTCTAACAAAGCGGGCTGCTCATAATAATTAACTTCAAGCGGATATACGGCGATTGGTGTGGGTACAACCAACCAATGTGAATAACCATAGTCAGCATAAAACTCTGGGATACCCCGCTCATTCGAATTCGGCCAATACATCCGGCAATACTCATAGTTACGCGGGAACAACGCCACTCTAGCATTACTATCAGTCCCCGTCCCGAAATTCATGCTAACAGTGACGCGCCATCGGTCTGGCTTCTGATATACCGAAGTACCCGCAACTAAATCGGTGGTTACAACATTTAACAATCCAAGTAGTTTTAACTCGGTTACGATGGCCCGTTCGGCTAAGTTAATTAAGGAGGGCAATTGATTGTATACTATAGTATCCGACACCTCGCCGCGCTCCAAATAACCGCGTAGGTCCTGCTGCAAACTAGTAAACGTCATCGCGCTAGGCATCTGTATCTTCCTCAGTCACATGGAATCCGCCTGTCAAATTAACCTTAAGAGCCAACCGCCCCAAAATATTGGAATGTTGGTGCGATCGCTTCCTTAAAATCCTAATTTCGGCTAAATGCTCCTCCTGCCTATCTATCACTCCATCGAATTTTAAAGCCGTAGTAGCCTCCAACTTTCTCATGTCCCCCTTAATTTCGGCAAGCGCTACTCGCATACCCGTATAAACCCCAAGCGCGGGCAAACCAAAAAGGGCCAACACTTGAACCCACGCTGGCAAATACATGGTACCCCTCCTATGAGTTAATAGCGGCTTTAAGCCGAGCTATGGCGTCATTAGTTGATTGAGACGCTAAATCCAATTCGGCTGCGGTAATATCGCGGCCCTCGGCCTGCGCTTGCTGGAGTATCTGTTGGAGTTTAAGGCCCTGGGTAGTCAGGTCAATCAGTATCTGTAGGGCTAAGGCAACATTGCTACTATTCATTTAACGCCTCCGATATATGTCTGTAACGCTCGTAGGGCAACCAGAGCAGCCGCTAACTTTGAATCGCCCAGCTCGGGGGACGTGTCGTGAACAGATCGAGCTATATCTAGGCCAGCCTTGACATTAACAACTTGATCAAGGATATTCTGGGCGTCAGCCTTTGACAACTTGCCGCCGTTATATAACACGGTGGTAGTATTAGCTAAAGTCTCAGCCGTAACGTACCCGACCTCAACCTTGGAGTTAAAGGTAGTGGGTGACGGAACCCCTAATGTAGAGCAGGCTACCATCAGTGATATCAGAACCGTAAGTAAACTTAGTTTTAGTGCTTTCATATATTAACCTTAGTTTTAGCGTGGGAACCATTAAATACCGCTGCAGGCGCTACTTCTTACCCTTAGTAGGGTCTGCTTCTAGTATAGGGGGGTTCAACTGATTGAGGGAGTCGGCCCCCTTTCGTGTAAGCGTTAACGGGGCTATCGGCGACTGCTGCCTACTGACCATAGCCCAAACCCCCGCTCCGATCGTGATTAGTTGCAGGGCATCGGCACTATACACCTGCAACTGCTCATCGGTGATCCCCAAATGGAACCAACGAATAAGAATAGAGGCAACTTGAGACAACCCCGCAATCACCCCGGCTACTTGAGCTGTGGACGTATACCAGGGGGCGTGAGGAACTATTGGCTGTACGGGGTCGCTCATTTTATACCACCATGTTCAATGCTGTAATGATTTCCGTCCGGTTTGGAGTTTCCCTTCTTATCCTTAAAATCACCACCCCAACTGCATAAAGGATGTAGTGACTTCCAATGTTCCCCAAGCGGTTTGTGATGATCTGACGTAGTTAAATACATCCCGTCTTTGAATAGATTTATGTCAGCCGCCAACCCCAACTCATGTAGGCTACCAACGATCCCGTTATTATTACCATTATTGCGGAGCGCCAAGGCCAGCTCACTTGAGATAGGCGTGATAGCCTGGGCCACTTTTTCACGCCCCTGACTACCCAGGGCGTTGATATGTGCCTGTTCATCGGACCTCTTTAACTCGCCCGCAGTTAGCTCGTAGCCGTTAGCATACGCCCAAGCAATCAACTGGCCATACAGTTTCATAAACAGAGATTGTTTCTCGCGGAGAGTCATTTTTGTTCCAGAACCTCATAAATTGGGCCAACCACCGCCACTGGGTATACCTCACCGACGATGGTCTTCAACAACGAAACCTCTTCGACCGTCAGCTCCACCTCAACTTCTGCGGCGTGAATTTTCTGCAGAAGCTTATAGATCTTGTACTTCTCGTCGCCCGAGGCGTGAGCACGAGGATCGCAATTGATACAAGCTCGCTCCAGGGTCAAGCGGACGGTGGCTGCTACTTCAGCCCCAGAAGTAACATCGGTGATGTCCCGACCGTCGAATGCTTTCAATGTTTGAGTCAAATCGTACTTCATTGTAAAATTCTCATCTGTTGTTGCAAATCTTTTATGGCATTAACTAAAGCCGCGATAATAGGTCGATCACTTAAAGATAGATAACCACTAGGGTTGATATCGACAGCCTCGGGTAATACCTCTCTGACATTCTGGGCCGAAAACCCGGCATAGTCAGACCTCGATTGATCTAGATTAGAGTCCGGGGTGTACCCGTACATGATTGGATCTAGCTTCATAAGCTCCGCAATACCGGCGCGATAGGGGCGTATATCCGATTTTAACCGCTCATCAGACACCGATGTTAAATTACCAGAAGCGTCTGAGGTGATCGTACCAGCGCCATACGTCAAGAACCTGATAGCCCCAGAAGAACTTATTAAAATTCTAGCAGTACTACTAGTTCCAAGGGCTAATTGCGTACTAGCTATAGTGCTAATGAACCCAGCATATGCGGGGGCTGATGTTACAACCGTACCACCCGCAGAACTCTCTTGACCCATGACCAACGTCCCACCCGTATTCCCAACTGACATGTATTGATTGTTGGTCCCTGCCCCCGACACTATTATAGTGTTTCCTGAGGCACTGGTTACAGTCAGATTTGTCCCATTCACTGTAGTAGTAGTTACGGAGGAACCAGACCTAGCTATTGAAAAGGCTGTAGTACCAGAACCAAAAGCATCATTGGATGTCTGAATGGATAAAGTCCCTCCGACACACTGTAAAATCCATGCCTTCTCGTTAGCTGCGGCGTTAGCATCATACATCTGGATATCGGGTTGGTTACTGTTGATGTTCAATGCCGCGCCGTTCAAGGCGGTAGTACCGGTGCCGACTCGACTGAGAACAACTGCCCCGGCGCTGGTGACCTCTATACGCGTTACGCTATTAGTGCCGATTACTACCGATGTAGCCCCAGTCGTTCCAAGCATCGTTGCGTAAGCTGGGGAACCACTGAATATCGACGCCCCAGCACTGCTATCAGAACCGAAGATGCTATCAGCACCGGTTGTTGTCGAGCGTAGATATTGGTTATTGGTCGTAGCACCAGACATTAAAATAGCGTTGTTAATAGCTGTCGAAGTTATTAGGCCATTAACCGATAAAGCGGTGCCGCTACTCGGCGCATTGACAGTGACGTTGCCTGCCGCACCAATTTGCACACGGCTGGTGTTGCTAGTACCAAGCACCATGGGCACCGCAGCGTCCGTGTATATCAGACCCGCCTCTGAAGCCGGTGCGCCGGGGATAAAGGATGCGTTTGACGCTGCCGACGTATGTGTTAAATGTAGGCCGTGCCCACTGCTGTTTGTGCTTACCCACTCAGACCAAGTATTAGCAGCAGCGTTTGAGTTTGTGCCTGTTAGGGTCTGTCCTGTGGTGGATCTAGTCCACGCATGCACACCGGTCCACGTTGGCGCAATCGCCTGCGACAACGCCGGAGCGCCATCACTGCGTATGAAAGTAGACGCAACTCCGTTAACAGCAACAAGTCCAATCGCCCCCGTAGGATTAGCGCCCAAACCCGAAACGGCTGCCCATGCCGGAGCGACCCCAACACCACCAGAAGTAAGGTAAGAACCTACGGCAACATCGGAAAGATTGGAATAAGTATTAGCCGCTGAAGCATACAACAGATCACCAGTCGTAGCTGAATTAGGCAGTACAGTAGTGGACCACAATGGTGCAACGCCAACACCACCTGATCTTAGATAGCTCCCCACGGTAACATCAGCCAAATTTGAGT